TGAATAATATAATTTATATAAACTTCCATCATATCAGGAGGATATGCATATAATGAACTACCTAAATAATCTAGATTATTTTTATATTTATATTTGTTAGATATTTTAATTCTATTTAATTCGATTGGTTTTACAACAGGTATATTAATAATATTATTACTTAATTTTAGATCAATAATTTCTCTAAATTCTTTAACTTCAAAATTTTCGTTATTATTTAATCTAACACTCCATAAATGGTCAACATCGCATTCAGTTACAGAACCATCATTAAATTCAACTCTATATACATCCCTGTCACCATCTTGTGGATATACACCCAATACTTTTGTTGGTTTACCATTAGATGAAATAACATCATCACCAACTTCAATATCACCCATTAATTTCCATCCATTTGGTGTTAATACTTTTGCTGTTAATGGTTGCGCTTTACCAGTCCCCAAACCTGCGAGAACAAATCCCATTTCACCATTACCTAAACCACCACCCATTAATTCATCTAAGTCATTACCTAACCCAGTTGGGATTGGATTTCGATAATCCATTTCCAATGTTTCATCAATATCATCAAAAATGTTAACACCCCCATCATCAGTATTACCAATTTTTGATATTTCTCTTATTTTTTCTTCAATATCATCAACAACATCTATTTGTCCTGCAATAATATTTTTAATAATAAAATTACCTAAATTTTTATATTCTTGTTGTTTGATAAATAACCATATTTTTTGTTGAACTTCTTCACCGTCATATGGTACATAATTATTTGGTTTATTTTTATTTTCGTCTCTTTCTTTGAGTTTATCAAGTACTGCGATTAATGTTGTTAATTCTATTTCATCCGATATTTTTGATCTTATTGTTTCATATATTGAATTATTTCTTATTGATGGTACTTTTCCATATTTTTCTGTATGATTTTTTATTTCAATTAAAATTCTTTTAAAAGTATCATCATCAAAATACTTTGATTGTATATGTTGTATTATATTTTCGCAAAATTTACTATCTGTTAATAGTTCACCTAATACTTTAAATTGAAATTCTCTACCAAGATATGCAAAACTATCAATATTATTATTACTCATTAATTATTTGATTCTTTTTAGTAATCTATTTCTCTCATCTGTTGATAACTCTCTAACTTGAGATATATGAGCAAACCCATAATTATTCATTAAATCAAAATCTTCCCACATTAGAGTCATATCATCACTTTTGATTTTGGTTTTAATATCGTTAACGATATCTTGAATTGTTTCATGAAATTCAACAGAGAATCTTGCTTTGGGGTTATAGTTTGAAACATATACAGACCTTTCGAAAATTGGGTTTGTATTTAGATAAAAACCAATTTTTACCTCAACACCAGTATATGTTTTCTTAATATCTTTACCATTTGTTTTTTTATTAATGGTTATTGATGTTTCCTCGATATTATCAATATTATCATATCCAATATTATTATTGGTGAAATATTTTAATGTATTGTATTCATTAAATTTATATGTTAATGATTTACTTGACAATACATTTTTAATTGATCTTTGTATATCATTAATAATTGGTCTTAGGTCGATTTGATATTTAACAACTTGGTTATATTCATCCCCTGAAAATATTCTTTCATTAATCATTTGGTTATTTACGTATACACCAAATTTATAATGATTGCAAAAATTTGTTGTGTTATCCATATTTGTTTATTTATTTATTGTTTACAAAGTTAATATTATATTTCATTTATAACAAAGAGTTTCTTCTAAATTTTTTTAGACTACTATAATTTTCAAAATATTCTTTTTCTTTCATTATTACAGAATAAAATGGTGTAACATAATTAACGAAACTAGAATTAAAATTATCCAAAAAACCATCTTCATTCATCATTGGTAATAAATTTGTACTACCTCTATTATCGGATGATAATGGGTAATATAACGTTTCATATTCATCTAACGCTTGTTTAGACATTAAAGGTTCTTTTAAATCCATTAATTTCTTATTTCTAATTAAAATATCTTTTCCGTTAATTATATTTTCGATAACCTGAAGTTCATTTTTTTTCTCTTTTTTTCTCTGTTCACTTATCTCAAATGATTTTGCATATATTTCTTTAACAGGAACATATCTATCTTTTATCTGTGGAAAATATTTTATTAGTGTTTTTTCTTTTAATCCCTTTATACCGTTAATATTATCAGAAGGATCACCACATAAAATTTTAATTGTTAATGAGTTTGAGTAATGATAATCAAAATACATAAAAAATATATCCTTATCAATAACCATATTCATATTATCAACATATATTGAAACGTTCGTATATTCAAGTAATTGAAAATAATCTCTATCATTTGTGAATATTATAACATTTTCTTCAGGTTTTTTGTGTTTACAATAATATGCTATAATATCGTCTGCTTCAATTTCATCAACCTCAATTTGCCTGATAAAAAGTTCTTCAGCATATTGCTGAATCCTTATTTTTTGATATAGTTCACCCATATCCTTTTCTTCTTTATATATTTGTTTTTCTGTTAATTGTATTTTATTATACCATGATTTTGAATCTCTATTTGCTTTATAACCCTCGTATATATAATATCTTAATTTACCACTATTTTCCCCATCCCAACATAATATAACTTTATTTATATTATTTTCTGTTACTAACTTTCTTAGTGTCGTCATAAAAGAATATAAACCACCAATTGGTTTTGATTTAGCATATACGTGTTTTGCGCCAAATAAGGATCTTTTAAACAAATAATTTGCATCAACTAAAAGTGTGTTAAGATTACTCATTAAATTATATTTTTACAAATATATAAAATTATTAAAAAATATTATAATAAAATTATTTTTAATTTTTATAATTAAATAAAATCAACAATTTTATATCCATCTTCTGTAACCTCTAAATATTGTTTAGCATAATCTAAACAATCTATTAAAAATATTTTATCTTTAAATATTCCAATTTTTTCAACAGATGTATGACCCACAATAAATTTATAATTATCCAACATATTACTATATAGGGATCTTGGTCTAACCCATAATGGTCCTTGTGTGATATCATCACCTGTATTTGAAAAGTTTCTTCCCATTTGAAATGAAAAACTATTTGGTTTATATTTAAATAATTCGTTTACTGAATATGCAATATTGTCAATATCTAATTCATAATTATTAAACCAGTTTTTAGTAATACCAGCGTGTGATATAATATAATCTTGGTATTGATATACAACATTTAATAATTCATCATTATAAGCGTCATATAGAGCCTTTTCAAAATCAACCCTCATACTAGGCTGATAACCAGAATAATCCTCTCTAACACCAGGAAAATAGTGATAATCATGATTTCCTATTAATAATTCAACTCTATCAGGGTTTTCTCTTTTAAATTCAATAATATCATTAAAATTCTGTAATTGAATTATTGATGGTATTGTAAATGAATCAAAATAATCACCTAAAAATACTAATTTATCGTATTCTAAATCTATTAAAGATTTCCATGTATCTTTTCCGTGTGTATCTCCAATAATAATATGTTTCATTTTTTTATTGTTATTTCGATTTTATCTAATAGTAATTCAAAATCTTCCTGAGAAACCGATTTTGGTTTTGAGATATATAATAATGGAAATGTTGAATTTGTTTTATTTGAATGTCCCCAAACAATGCCAGATTTTATTCCAAATATTTTATTTCTATTTTTATCAAATTCAAATGATCTGATTCTTTCTAATATATTCATCTATTTAAATATACAATGGTAGGTATATCTCAACCTACCATTTATTAAAATTAACTTACATTATCTTCCATATATTGAGTGAGATCGAACCCATCTTCACTCTGTTCGATTTCAATATTAAAATCAGTATCTGTTAAATTATCCCCCAATATCTCTGCAAAATAGTCAAGATTTTCTTTCTTATATTTTTCAATCTCTTTTTTATCATCGAGAATATATCCATGAGGGGTTACAATAATTTTACCACCAGTAGCAACACCAGTAACATGGTTTTTTTCAACCATTACGGATACTCTGCTCGCAAAGTACATATCTTTCCCATTTTTTGTTGCTTTGATTTTATTTGAACCAGATGAACTAACATTTCCAAATCTTGTAACAAGTCCCGCATCAAAATACATTGTTGTACCACCCTTTGGTTTAATCTTTGGTTGTGCCATTGGACTTGATGGTTTTTCAACCCATACTTTATTTACAACAATAAGTGTATTTGTATATTGAGAACCGATTCTTCTTGAAGCTGATATTCTTTGATTAATAGAACCACCAAATTGAACACTCATAGCACCTGCAGCCCATTCATTATTATTTTTACCTTTATCGATTGACATTTGTGATGGTACTGAACCAACGGAATCCCATAAAAATACCAGATCCATTGGTAATTCGCCTTTCTCTTGGTCATCAATTGTTTTATTAATAAAAAGTGCAACATCTTCGATAGATTTTAGTTGAAGTCTATCAACATAAATAAAATCACCCTCAAAGTTAATTTCACCAGTCTCTTGATCAACAACCTCTTCATACTCAAGACCCATTAATTTAGCATGTTCCCAAGACCATTTCATTTCAGTAATAATAAAAACAGGTAATTTACCCTTTTTTTGTGCAGATATTGCCGCTTTAATCATTGCAGATGTTTTACCAGAATCACTATGACCCATTATAACATTTACAATACCACATAATGCACCTGGTAATCCAGTAATTTCTTTATAAGCATCACCATATTCCAACCATTCCATTGGTTTGAACATAACATTATCAACACCTCTTTTTTTCTTATAATCATTTAATGTAAATGATTTTTTTTCAACAATTCCTCTACTTTTAGCCATATATTTTTATATATTATTAGATTTTGAATAAAAAAAATCCATACACATAATAATTTATGTATTTAAATTAAATATGTATGGATTTTTTGAATTTAGAATGGTAGATCATCAAGATCATCCATATTTGCAATATTTAATGAACCCGAATTATTCTTGATTTGGTTTAATTCTTTTTCAAGTTGATCATCCGAACTACTTGAAGAATTTTTCATCATATTTGCAATTTCATCTACATCATCACTCCCACTATTATCACCCTTTTTAGATGTGGTTTGTGATCTTTTTTCATCATATAATTTTTGTAGATCTGGTCTATTTGGAAATACGAATGTTTTTCTATCTTCATCCCAATATGGTGCATTACCCTCAGAAATTAATGATAACATTTCTTTTTTATCAACAACATCGGTAATGACATATGGTGGATATACATCCCTCCATGTTGTTTTATCATTTAAAAATTTATTTGCCGTATTTTCATCACTATGTAATTGTGATGGTTTACCATTATTTGAAATAGAAATTACCTTCCAGTATTTATTTTTTGTTGTTTGAATCACATCTTGTTGTGATGATATTGTCATATCAACACCATTTTCAATATCGGTATAATCTAATCCATGTGCTGTTTTATATGCTTTAATTGCTGGAATTAATTTATCTAAAACACCTTCAAGTTTTTTATTTTCTTTTGCGAGCCAAATCTTTTTACCATCTTTTTCAACACCTCTGTCAATACCTTCAAAAGCATAATGTTTTTTAGCAGCATATTTCATTGCTTCGCTATAATATTTTTTATTATGCTCTCTTTGTTCTTCAGTAAGTTCATTGTATTTACCCTTATGTTGTTTAGCTAAAATAGCTTCAGATTTTTTACATAAAGGACATTCTTCACCATCATTTTTCAAACAATAAACCTTTTGGTTATATTTTCCTACTCTAACCTCATGAAAATATGCAACATCATAGTAATTACCATTTGTTGTTTTCATGAATCTAAAAGTTTCTTCAGATGAAGTGATTTTAAACTTTTTTCTTTTCTTTTCTTCTTTATCCAGACCATAGTCTGTACCTTCTTTCTTTAATGATTCTTCATAACCATTTAGCAAATTGTTTAACTGATCTAAATCTTCCATTTTTTTTTAGCGTTTTATATATTTAACAAATTATTTTACAAATGTAACAAGTAAATTCTTTTTTAGCAAATTTTTTAATCTTTAACAATGAATTTTATATTCTGATAATTTAATGTATAATCAATATTTCTTAATTTAAGTTCTAATGTATATTTATGTGGTATTAGTATTTCAGTATTTAATTTAATAAAGTATTTATTTGGTGCTCTGTTTACTTGTGTAAACGGTATCACCTCTAATTCTGTATTATTAGATTTTTCAATATATATTCTATACTCAAAATTTAATGGGTCTGAATTATTTTGATTATATAATTTTTTTATTAATAAATCCAATATAAGTTCTTCACCTCTTTTAATTTTTTGATCTTGTAGTAATCCAGATAATGTAACGTTTATTGTATTTTTTGGTTGCATTGATTCAATTAAAAAGTTTGAATCATTTTCAATTAAATAAAATTCGTTTTCAATTGATTTTTGTTCCCCGTCTATTGTATAGTTCCATTCATCATAATATATGACAGAATCAATATTACTATCAGAGGATAAATTTAATCCAATATAGTATATACCCTTTGATTGTTTAATGATATTATTAGAACTTATCGATTCTATTAGTTCATATTTATGATTGAATATATTTACGGATATTGGTGTAATATCTAGTAATTCTTGACCTCTTTTAGCGTATAAATATAATCTATTATCCTCATTCAAATAAAAACAATTTCTATCATCTTTAATAGTTAAATCGATTTTACTTTCAAGATGTGGTTCTAGATATGTTGTTGTATATTTTGTATGATATGAAACGCTATATAAGTAATCATCTTCAATTGCTTCAATATCTAATCTATATGCGATACCCAAACCATTATTTGGTTCAGCATCATATAAAATACCGTTAATATAGTCGGTAATGTCAACTTCGATATTTTCATCACCATTATCAATGGGTATTGTTTCTAATATTGTAGGTAAATTATTGTTGTTATAGATACCATCTATAGTCCATGATTCATTGGTTCTTTTATCGAACCAATTTGATGGTGATTTACTCTTAGGATTTGTTAACCCTATTAAATTATATTCAAAATCATATCCAGATCCCTCATTCCAATCTTCAGGGATTACAAATAATATCAATTCAACACCACTAGCTCTTTTTCTTTTAATATTATAACCATAATCAGTACCGATAAATCTATCAAAAGTATTGATCGTATTATATATTTTTAGTTTATGATAGTTAAATTTATCAACTGTAATTTCTTCTGTTTGTATTTTATTGATTAAGTTAGATAGATCTATTTTAAATATATATCGGCTATATATACTCGAATTATCACCATAAAAAATATCAGTAACCTGATTTTTGGCAGTATTAATTTCACTATTTGAAATTATTGTATTGTTTTTTTCAAAATATGATCTAAATATACACATCTTAATAACGATCTGAATCTAATCCTTCAATTCTGTTTAATCTTCTTGTTAAATATTTTATTTCAGAATCTAAAAGAGATATTTGTTTATTTATTAACTGAATTTCGGTATCTTGTCTAGCAATAATTTCTTTAATTTTTGTATTATTTTCCCTCACTTCAGTTTCTAATTTCATAAACTTATCATCAAATGTCTTTTCAATTTTATTGAAAGTCTCATTGATTTTACTATCGTTTTTTTCAATTGATTTTATAATATTTTTATATATTACACCAACCAATATGATTAACATGCTGATAAGTCCAGCAATAATTTTAACTAAAATATCAGTATCCATTTCTACTAATGCTATTTGGAATTGTATTACTTATATTATTATTTGGTATATATTCCATTTCATAACCATCATCCGTTTTATAAATACCCATTCTTTCTGCATCTTGTTCTTCTTTTGACTTTATTTTGTCATCCCAAACCTTTGTTAGGGTATTATTATAGGGATATGAATCAAAAGCCCTCATTTCTAATTTTTCAAAATCTGATGGTTCTTTAATCTCTTCAACGTTTTTATTTAATGTTTCCATTCTTCTGGATAAAAAATCAACTGTCTTTGATATTTCATCAATTGAATTAACAACATTATCTAATTTACTCATCTCCGATTTTAAATACCCCATCATCATTTCATTACTATTAGATGTATCCACACTTGGTGTTGGTTGTGGTTGTTGAGGTTTTGGTTGACTATCTTGGTTTACTTGTTGTTGATTATCAGTATTTTGTGGTTTTGGTTGAGGTTGTGTGTTAACCTGTTTATTTTCAACATCTTGTGGTTGTTGTTGCTGAGGTTGTGTATTATCATTTTCATCCTCACGCATATGGTATACACTCTCTTCCTTATTCAGATTAAGATCATGAATTTTATATTCATATAATTTTTTTAATCTATTTTTAAATTGATTAATATCCATCGTTTTCATATTTTTAAATTTAGAAATATCTTTCTCTTAATAACATTTTACCATCTTCGGTAACATACTTCTTATCAATACGCTCAATTAAACCGTCTTTTTGATTAATAATTTCCTTTTTGTTTGATTTTTCATTATCTTGAATCTCGTCTAGGAAAATATCAACATTTTTTTTCTGTTTAGCATCCATAATAAAATATTTTATTATAAATACTACTAAATGATAAAATATTATTTAGTAAATAAAACCATGTATTTACTAACAATCGGAGTATCAATAGTTTTAAAAAAATTTGTATATTGTGTAATCATTTCATTGTTTTTATCGTAAATGATATTATTAAACTTTCGTTTAAGAAAAAATAAAATATATTTAGGATCAATATTAAAATATTTTAACTCATTTAAGTCAATCCTATAAATATTATTTAACGATAAAATATTAATATTTAAATTTTTATCTAAAAATATATTAGTAATATCAATATTATTCAAATAATTAATATAATCATTTTTAGTTCTTAAATTCTCATAGAATACTGGTGATAATATTTTATAGTTATATATATCAAATATTTTTAATATTTTTATATATAGAAAATCATTCAAATCATTAATATATTCAGTTTTCTTCTCATTAAAAGAAAATGTCCATGAATATAATTCATTTATTTCTCTATTTAATACATTATTTGTATTAATTTGATTTTTTACCAGATTCCATCCAATGATTAATGTTGGCTTATTTTGAAACTTAATATTATCAATGCTATTAACATTAATATATTCAATATAATCTAATTTATTATGTAATTTTAATTCATCAGAATAATAAATAATACCAAGTTTAATATTTTTTATGTTATTCAAAATCAGAATATTTAACTAATTTTATTTTATTTTTATTATCAATCGTGATTGCTGTTAGATTTTCAATCCAATCACCAGAATTTATATATAATGAATTATTAATTTCTCTAATCTCAGGGACATGAATATGTCCACAAATCACACCACCGTCACAATTTTTAGTTTTTGCAATATTAATCGCATTTTCTTCGAAATCATTAATATAATTTGTTGCAAATTTAACAGATTTTTTTATTTTATCCGATATTGAATAATATTTTAAACCTCTCAATTTTCTATATCTATTATAAATTCTATTGATTAAAAGTGCTAAATCATATCCAACCGACCCAATATAACTAATCCATTTATATTTTGTTATGAAAATATCAATTAAATCACCATGAAAAACATAATAATTTTTATCACCAATATTAATTATTAAATCTTCAACTATATTTATATTACCAATACTTGTACCAGTGAAATCCTCAATAAAATTATCATGATTACCTCTAATCCATGTAATTTTTGTTTTATTCGATATTTTTAATAATTCAGCGATTAATTTTATATGTATTTTTCTTATTTTAGAACCTCTATTAATTGCCCATCCATCAATAATATCACCATTCAATATAATATGTTCAGTATTTATTTTTTCTAAGAATTTGAGTAATTCTTTTGTTTTTGAATCTCTTATTCCAAGATGTAAATCAGATAATATTAAATATTTATATTTCATAATATTGGAGCGTGAAACCCACTGATGCCGAAGGCTCGGTGGGAGGTAAGCGACACGTTAACGCCTTTAAAGTTAAACAAATTTAAAACTATTTTCTGATATAAGAAACTTTTAGTATTTTTGAACGTATTTATTATTGTATGAAACTCACTTTGAAAATAAAACTTTTGCCTACTGATGAACAGGTTAACTTGCTTCTCGATACGATGAAGGAAGCTAATACTGTTTGTAATGTCATTTCTGATGTGGCGTGGGAAAAGAGGATTTTCAACAATTTCAAACTCCATCACGAAGTTTACCATAATTACAAGGCTACATTCAAACTTTCTTCTCAAATGCTTATTAGGCAAATTGCTAAAGTTGCAGATGCCTACAAGTTGGATAAGAAAACTAAACGAACTTTTAAACCACTTGGTAGTATTGCCTACGATAGTAGAATAATGACCTATAAACCTGATAACGTGGTTTCCTTGTGGTGTATTGGTGGTAGGCAAAAGATTGATTTTGTTTGTCATAACCCTGCTTACATTCCATACATCAAAGGGGAGGCTGACTTGGTTTACAAAAAAGGTAAGTTTTACCTTTTTCAAACCGTTGATGTTCCCGAAGAGGATATTGAAGATGTGGAAGAATTTATCGGAGTTGATATGGGGCTGTTGGAAATTGCGGCACTTAGTAATGGCAAAAATTTTAGTTCTAAAAAACTTAACGATTATAGAGAAAAAAGACAAAAAGTAAGGAGTTCGCTTCAACGCAAAGGTACGAAAGGCTCTAAAAAAGTCCTGAAACGATTGTCTGGCAAAGAACGAACTACGAGTACAATTATCAATCACACCATTAGCAAACAAATTGTTCAACTTGCTAAATCCGAGGGTAAGGGTATTGCAATTGAGGATTTGAAGGGTATTAGATTTTCTTCCAATAATAAAGGAAAGAAATTTAGAACGAGAATTGGTAAGTGGAACTTCAATCAACTTAGAAGTTTTCTTACTTACAAATCTTTGCTTAACGGTGTTAAATTGGTAGATGTACCACCTGCATATACAAGTAAGACGTGCCATAATTGCTTTCACATAGGCAATAGACAAGGTAAAAAGTTCACTTGTACTAACTGTAATTCTGTGTTTGATGCTGATGAAAATGCGGCAAAAAATATAGCATTGTTGGGGACTTCCGTAAACAGTCCTGAAAAGCCGAGTATGTTGTACTGTCAAGTGCATTCGTTCTTAGGTTTAAAGCCCATCCCATCGCTTTGCGTGGGTGGATAGTTTACTATTCCAATAGTTATGATGATTTTTAAAAAAATCAATATTATTTCTATTTAAATACGATAATATCATCATTTTAATCATATATTTAATACCCTTTATTTTAAACCTTCTTGAAGATGTATATACATAATTATTTGATATTAAAAATTTTTCTGGTTTTACTTTTGATGATAACCAATAATCCTCGGCAAATAATAATTCAGGTAAATACCCACCAAATTTTTTATATGTCTTATTTTTCCATAATTGGAACCCACCAACTGCAAATACAATATTAAAAAATATACCAATATTTTGTAATAAATGAAATATTTTATAAATATAATTATAATTTTTATCTGTTTTAAATTTTACAGTAACTAAATCTAAATCATTATATAAAATTTCTACGACTGTTTCAAATATTAAATAGTTATTTAATAAAATGATATCGGCATCTAAAAATAATATATATTCCGATTCAACCATATTTGCACCATTAGCTCTAGCCTCAGAAGGATATCCACCTTTAATTAATTTAATATTTAATTTATCAGAATATTTATTAGTGTTTTCAATAATTAGATTAAATGTATAATTATCATCTGAATTATCAGCAATTATTACATCAATATTTTCAATAAATGATTGTTCATATATTGTATCTAATGTTTTAATTATATTGTCTCCTTCGTTTTTACAAGGAATTACAATACTCAATGTTTTATTTCTTATTTTCATTTTTCTTTATTTATATGATATATTATATCATAGTCAACAATCATTGTTAATATTTGTACATTCCTTTCTGGAAATCCATGAATTTTTTCATTATCTAAATATTTGTTAATATTTGAGTATGTTTTTTTTAATTCATCATTTGTTAATTTATTCAATGATTCATGTGGTTGATCATTTCTAATGATTGGTCTTCTGGCTAACTGTTCTATTGAAACAACAAATATTTTTTCCATTCTTCTGGTATTTCGAACATTGATTTCATCATCATCAAATAATGCGGTTGATATGGCTTCTCAATTTTATAACCAAATTCGTCTACTGATTGATCTGATTTAATATTATTACATTTTTTACATGCAGTTACCAAATTTTGCCATGTATTTTCACCACCTTTCGATTTTGGTACTAGATGATCCAAAGTTAATAATTTTCTTCTGGATTCACCGCAATACACACAAGAATAATTATCCCTTCTGTAAACATTTTCTCTTGTTAATGGCACTGTATGTAATAAATCGTTTACATATTTTTTTACTTTGATTACTGATGGTTTTTTAAATTGATAATCAGGATTAACTAATTTAAAATATTCATCATATTCATGAATAACTTCAGCATTACCTTTCATTGAAATAACAAATGCCCTTTCAGTTGTAATAATGCTTCTTGCAATATAAGCAACATCCAACACAAGTGTTTTATTATTCATTTTTTTTAGTGTAAATATTTATTTAAAACCTCTAATTCATATTGTTCATTAGATATAATGTAATGTATATTTTTATTAATATTATGGTTTATGTTAATCATTATTGCATCAGAATCGGTAATAAAGTTATAATATAATTCATATATTTCATCTCTGGTATGTTCTGACTTATATTTATAATTTTCAACTAAATGATTTAAATTATATTTAAATTTATTCTCTTTTAAATATTCAAAAATATCATTTGAATATAATTTATTTGAGCTAGAAAATATATATAATTCTTCAATGTTTAATGTATTTACTATATTATATATTTCCTCTTTATTATCAAAAAACATATACTCATCAAATATTAATTTTTTAATTCTTTTAGATCGCAGTTTATTTTTTATGTTATTATGTGTAATTATATTTTTTGATAAAAACCCAATTCTTTCAATAATAAAATCTTTAGCTTGATTATTATAAACAATATAAATTGTGTTATCTGGATCTTTTAGAAATTCATAAATACCCATTTTTGTTTTGCCTGATTGTCTAGGTAAAATTGTTATGTATTTTTTCATTTTATTTGAAATTATTATTAATTAACCCTTCTAATTCATGGGTTTTTAGTTTAGTTTCTTTCCTATATTGAATAGATTTATTTGATTTAATAAATTTATTTAAATATTTACCCTGTGATTCTGCAGACTCAAATCCATCATATAATTCTTTTGATATTGGTTGGTATGAATATACATTACCACCTTTAAAAAAGATATATAGAAATTTATTATCCTCATAATACACGCTTTGTATGATTGTGGATGAATCGAATTTTACTAGTGTAATATTTTTTTCTGTTTTTTTAAATGTTAACATCGTTTTCTATAATTTCGTTATATAATCTATATGTACTACTTTTTGATATGTTTGTTAGTTTAGATATTTCATTTAATGTATGACCCATTATTTTATATTTAAAAATATTTTTTTTATCCTCGGTTAATTTATTATAAATATAATCTAAATTATCGTTTAATATAAAAGTATTTTCAATATTATTATATGAATCTGACATATTTTCCAATAATTCATTATCATTAATATATTTAATATCTATCTTTTTAATTTTTTTATAATTAATAACAGTATTTTTACAAGTAACGTAAATATATTTTGTTATTTCATTCTTTGTTTTTGGTAATGTATTAAAGTTTTGATAAATCTTTATATAAATATCATTACTTATCTCTTTGAGATGTTCATTATTAATATTTTTTCTATATTTATGTAAATATTTATTTATTTGTGGTTTTAATATTTTATATAATTTTGATGCGTCTTTTTCGTTTAGCATTTATTTTTTATTGTATTTTTCAACGTAATTATATAATGATTCAATAGTATCACAAATTATATTACCATTTTCATCTTTTGCTTTTAAATCATTTGTTCCGTATTCTGATTCAAAGATAAACCAATTTATCATATCAACTCCATTATCATCGTAATGAGTCTCAAATAATTTATTTGTCATATAATAAAAACTTTCAGATAATTTATATTTACCTTCAAAAAAATCAATTCCAATATCATGAAGTTCTGATAATTCTTCCGATGTTTTTTTATATAAATCAATAATGTATTTAAAATCTTTGTATTCCATGTTTATATTGCTATTTCTAATGGTGATTTAATTTTTTCAATTTTATCTGTATTTAATATTTTAAAATCATCAATATTATAACCATAAAACCCTTTAATTTCATTTAATTCTATTGATGGTTGTATATTTAGTGATTCTCTTTCTAATATTTCATTTGCGGCATCCATGTGCCTATCATAAACATGTAAATTTTGAACAAGATGTCTAAAAACACCTACTTTATATCCAATATGATTTGCTATCATTATCATGAGTGCTGTATACTGAATTTTGTTAATATAACCAGCCATAATATAATCATTTGATCTTTGTATTAGAGTCATATCTAAAAAGTATTCATCATTTACTTTTCTAACTGACCAAATCGTTTCATAAGCACATGGATATAAACCCTTTGTTTCATATAGATCAGAATATTGGTACATATTAATTATATGTCTTCTTGAAAAGGGATCATTTTTTAAATTTGTTAACAGAATATCTAAAAGACCATATTTTTTTATTGTTGCACCATACCTTTGTCCAATTGTACCATCACCAATATCCCATGAATCCCACCAATATATACCTAAATCATGTGCATCTGACAATAAATTTGATTGTTTCTGATAAATCCATAAAATTTCTTTAATACCAGTTTTTATTGCAGTATTTCTTAGTGTTGGTATTGGAAATTCACCTTTTGATATATCATATTCTTCATATACACCAGTAATAAATTTAGAATATGCTGGTGTTCCATCATTATATTTTGGTCTTGGATTTTCATCCCAAGTTCCATAATCTAAAATTTTGTTTAAATTCTCTTTATAATATTTATCAGCTTTATTCATTTTTATTTAATTCCTTTTGTAATTTATTGTAATATTCATTTTTTTGTTTTGTGAAATGAAATGATTTTAATTCTTTTTTTGCTTTACGAAACTTCCAGTAGTATCGATTAAATGGGTTATATAGTACCGAATCTGGAACATACCATATATTATCATTTGAATCACACATAGGGGATATCACAGTACCGAATTTAAATTGTATTTTACCATATTTTGGCGAAAAAAAACTATAAAATGGACCATCCATCCATGTGAATGAATTCATAGTCCATTTTGCTTTATCATCTATCATAGATTTTATAAATCTATCGATATATTGTTTATCTATATTATTCATTATCCTTACTAGTATTAATATATTTTATATAATAACAATATGTACCACATTGGCCACAACGACTACCCTCATCGATTGATTCTGTATCAATTTCGTAATCATCAGATATTGTTGTTACAATTTCTGCAATAATTCTTAAATCATATGTCGATATATTATTTAAATTTTTTAACAATTCATTGACTAATTTTTTTCTTAAATTAAGAATAGTTTCATTATTTTCTTCATCTGGATCATTATTTGTTAATGATTCTCCGTTTATAGAAACATTTGGTCCATAACAGCCCTCTGATATTTCAATCGATTCTATCATTCAATAATATTTTCTGTAAAATTAAAAATAAAAAATTTAAAAACAAATATTAATTGATTTTAATATTCTCTGAAATAATATTATCTAAATTAATAGATAATAAATCGTTTATTGGATTTGTATTTGCAGGTGGTAATCCAGCACCACCATGTATATGAAAAATTAATGCGTTAATTATTTTTTTTAATACTTCAACAGTTAGATCACCTTTTAACATAGGATGTGCTGTTTCAAAAAATCTATTTATTTCATCTTCATCAAGTATTGGATTATATTTCTTTTTACCGTTGTGTGTTATCAATCCGATTTTATTTGCAATTAATATACCAGTTGTTTGATTACCCTGTTCATTTATTCTCAAATTCAAATATGCTGGATTTTTTGTATTCAATGTAAGATTATCATCAACTAAATGCTTACCTACTCTAAGTGTAACTTCTTTATCTTTTAAAATAATATCATTATTATCTCTACCCAATATTGCAACCTCATCGATTGATGGGTATATACCCTTACTTTTTTTGAATTTATTTGGTGCGATTGTTGGATTTGATATCGCATATTCAGTTCCTGACTCGGCTGTTATTTTATTTTCAAATTGATAAAATTGTGGTTGAGATATTACGGGTCCGATCCAATACCTCAATGAATATGGTCTTTCAATATCGGAAATTAAGACTTTAACAATTTCATTTTTTTTGGGTATTACGTGAAATATTTTACTTAAAATAGGGTAGCAATATGGTAATTCAGAATCTGGTATATTATATTTATCATCAATACCACGAACTCTGACTTTTAATCTACCCATTTCATTATCATCCTCATTAGATACAACAACACCTGTTAATATATTGTGTGTTAATTCAATCTCTTGATTCTTTTTTCCTGGTGAGCTTGTTGCTATATCTAATCTGGTTGTTTTCATTTATTAAACTTCAATATTTTTTAATTTATTTGCAATAATTTCAAATTCATTTTCAATAGAAGATAAATTTTTAATTAATTTTTCGTTTTCCAACGTTCTTTTATATATTTCTTCTTTTAAATTATCATATTTTAATGATAATTCTTCGTATTTTTTTAATAATTCTTCTGTTGTTTCCATATTTTTTTATTGTATAATACCGTATCCGATGTGTATTGTTGTACTTGCACCCACCACAGTAACAGGACCAGATGGACTTGCTCCATTTGCAACAATTGTTGATCCTGGTGGTATTGCAATTGTTATTTTTGCATTTTGCAATAGTTCTTTAAAATATTCTTCTGCACGTATTCTTTCTAGTAATTCATCATTATTTGGTTCACCATTTGGTAATACACCAACGGGTAATCCAGCCTCAGCTTTTCTTGATATAATATTTGATGCGACTCTCTGTGCAGATATTCCATCTCTGTTTGGTACACCCGTTAATATCAATGGTAACGGTACTGGTGGGGGTGGTGTTGTTCTAAAACTAAATAGTTTACTCAATGAATTAATAATATCTTTTATATTTGAAAAATTTGCCATTATATACTTGTTAAACTTTTTAGTATAATTCTATAATTATTTATCTTTTCTGTTATTATTTTATTTAACGCAGGTTTTGTTACTTCTAATATTTCTGTTTTAACTAAATTAAATATAAATTCAGTAATGTCGGATTTAACATCTTTAATTAGACAATTTACAATATTTTTATTATTATTTATATAATCTATTTTATTTGTTATATTACCTATATTTAGACTGTCATCCTGTAAATAATTAAAAATTATAAATAATAGTTTCTTATCTGGTGAAAATAATACATCTTTTAACAATCTGTTTTTAATATTATTTATCAATCTTTTAATAAAACTATCTTTTAATTTTGACACATTTGATGGATCATTATTTGGATTTAATGTATTATTAAAAATATTTATGAACTCATTTCCAACATAAAATGGGTCAAAAGAATCGTTTACATTATTTGCAATTGTATTTAATTGCTCTATTGTTAAAACATTATCAATAATACCGCATCCGAAATCAATTTGATTGACACCCTTAATTAGTTCATCTGATTGTCTATTAATTTTAAGAATATCATCATCATTAAATTCTATCGTTTCTTCTTCATTGATTAATTTATCAATAATAATATCAATTTCATTCTCACTATTTAATTCATTAATTGTTTTATTTTGTAAAACACTTTTTAAACCAAAAATCGTATTCAATATGTCTGTTACAAATTCCTTCTTATTTATTTCTGATATTCCATTAATAAATGTATTAATAAATTGATTTATTGATGTATTTGTTGTTGGTTTTATATTTATTGATTCATTATCTTCATTATATATTATATCGATATTATTATAGTTTATAACAGTATTTGGTATAATTATTGAATTTTTTAATTTTGTTAGAAGATTGATAGTATTATCATTATAAATAAGTTCACCAATTGGTGATGTTTTTTCTGTTTTTAGATTATTTAAATCATCGATTAAACTAATTGGTATTGTGATTCCTTGGTTTATAAAATTAGTTGGTAATTGTTTGTCTGATTTGAAATTTACAAAGTTATCAGATAATATATTTTTTATATTTGTATTATAATTTGAAATGAAATTCGTGAATAACTGGCCTAATTTTTCTTCCAAACCATCTCCACCAACTAATGTTGTGGATAAATCCAGCAAAAAGGGAATTGGGTCTTTATCGTTATTAATAGAAGAAATTGAATTAAACTGATTTAACCCTTTTAATTCAATTTCCTTAAGTGAGGTAAATACTGATAATCTGTTGAAGATACCCCTTTTTTCATCAATAATACCACTCATAAATTTTATCTACCTCTTTTCGCTTTTTCAATCATTTCATTTATTTTCAAATTCATTTCATCTGGTAATGATGCATCGGATGCCTTTTCCTCATTATCTTCTTTCATTAACAATTTCATTCTGTTTTCCTCTTTTGCCTTTTCAGAAATAATTCTTTGAATTTGCTCACTTACTCTTAATTTTTTATCAATTAACTTGTCTCTTTGATCTAATACCTTTACAATATCTTTACCCAAAACAGCAATTTCATTCAAATCATTCACTTTTGAATTCCATGTTATGTATAAATTATTCAACTCAGCATTTAACTCATTTGCTTCAACATAACATTCATCCAATAACCTTTGAATTGTATCTTCATTTAACTGGATTCTTTTTCTTCCTCGTCTTTTCATAGTAAATATTTTATATATATAAATACTATTATTATCCTATTAATATATTTTTATGTATTTATTTAATTTAGAAAAATTATCGCCAATAAATTTACCCAATTTTTCAATATCAATATTCATTTTATTGTTTTTTTCTGAATCGTCATTTCTTGTTTGTGATTCATAATGATATGCGATTGCATTACTATTGAAAATATTTATTTTATTTTTTAAAATACAATTTAAATTGTATTCAACATCTTCAAAACACTCAATATAGTTTTCATTAAACAATCCAATATCGTTAAATAATTTATAGGGTGTTAACATACATGCTGCACTATTTCCAATAATATCCTTTACAGTATTTTTATAATATTTATAATACGATTTAATTGCATGATGTTTTAAATTTAATTTATTATCTTTAATAAAGATTTCAATTCCAGAATGTTGGATACTATTATCATCATAATATAATCTAGCACCAACCGTACCCACTGTATTTTTATTTTTCATATATGTATCAACCATATTTGTAATTACATCATTTACAAATTTAATATCATTATTCAAAAATAATAATAATTCACTGTCCTTATCAACATGATTTAAAACAACATCATTATTTATTTTAGCAAAATTATAATAATCGTATGTAATTAAGTTGATTTTGGTACTATCATTAATATAATTAATAATTTCATTAAGTTTATTTGTATCACTACCAGTATCTGCAATGTAAATTTTATAATTATTATATTTTGTATTATCTTCTATAGATTTTAATAAATTAAACAGTAGATTATTTTTATTTTTATGTGGTATTATTATTGATAATTTTGGTTCATTTTTAATTCTTATATTTTTAGTATAAATTTCTTTTATCTCATTTACTTTAATTCTATGGGGTAAATATTCTTTATATTTTTCAATGAATATTTCTTTATTTTTATGAAATTCTTCATTTGTTTGCCCAATTGAATAATGTGTTACCCTTATATCGAAAATAACACCAATTTTAACGCCTTTTAAGCTGTTTTCAAGACAAAATGGTATATCATAGTAGTGAAATCCTTTAAACGTCTCTACAAAGCTATTTTTAATCTTATTTTTATTAACTGCAATAAATAACCCATCGATAACAGCAACTTCAATAATTTCATTTGGATATGAATTAGAATATTTACTTTCAAAAGTTTTATTATTATGTCGGTGATTTACAATACCAATCGTTCTATGGTTTTCAGTCCACCAAACACCATTTTCATTTAAATCAGTTGTACCTGCAATACCTAAAATACCATAATCGCTGCTGTTAAAATGCTTTAACAAAGTTTTACCCCAGTTTTTGGTATTAAAAAATATATCATTATGTACGAATAAAACAATATCGTTTTTTGATTCATTAAGACCCTTATTATATAATTCAGCTAATGAATATTCATTAAAATTTTTATAAAGCAATATTTCACAATCTTTTATTCCGATTGTATTGTTTATATGATTTTTAAAATTTTCGTTATCATCGTCTGATAAATGTGATGATATTACGATTGTTATATTTTTATTCATGTGGTTTTATCAAACCACAAATATATTTAAATTTTTTATAAATTAAAAATTTTTAACATTTCTTGATCATATAGTTGTATTATTCTTTCTTTTGGAAAGGGTATTCTAATAACAGTACCATCAGGTATGTCATGTTCGGACATATAATCTGGATTTGCCATAAGTATAAAAAATCCCATTGTTGGGTTATCATAATATTTTTGTGCTAAAATATCAAATCTTGTTTTATTACTACCCTCAATATATTTGATATATTTATCTGAAGAATTTTCAGGTATTTGAATAAATGGTAATTGATTTAATTCCCCGTTTATTCTTGCATAATAATATCTGTTAAAACTTTCCATTTTTAATTATTTAATATATTATCTTCATCATCAATAATATCCGATTGACTCTCAAATGATGAATTGGCATAAAATCTTTTACTATTTCCATTCAAAATATGTGATTTAGGTCCATTAATACCTGATGCACCGATTAAATTCATATTTATATTTACCTTACATCCCATTTTTTGAACACCAAAACCTTCAGGATTTAAATCCCAAGGAATCTCCTGTTCAAATTGAAAATCCATGCTTGTTATAATAGCTTTTGTATTATACATATCACCCAATTTAAAGACGATTATTGGTGGTTTACCAAATGCACTATTACTTATATTACCATCAACTGGTGATCTACCTTGTCTAGTACATTGATGTAAAAAGGTTAATCTTTCATAGATATCAAATGCCGTATAAGTTATTAACCCATTCTGTAATTTATTTTGCTTTATTTTATTGAATGTACCGTTAATACTACTATCAGATATTTCATCATCATTGATAATTATTCTTCTACCATTAATTCTAGAATTAATATCATCAATTTCATTATTGATATCACTAATAATCGTATTTGAAAAATCAGTAATTTCTTGATCGATATTATTTGTATTATCATCAACAACTACAGAACTTATTGATACTTTTCTTTTCTTTATTGAAGAGACTGAATTTAATGATTCATCGGTAATATTTTTGGGTACATTATTATTTGTAAAATCTTCTATATTTATACCAATTCTATCTTTTAATTTAGGATAATTTTGTAAATAATATCCTTCGATATATTCTTTAAACAGTCTGACTCTTCTACTGTATAAAGTATCTAGATTACTATCCGTATCAAAAACAGAACCATTGATATTTATATCAAAAATAGCATTTGAATTTATTGAATAATATTCATTCATTTTATTGAAGATGGTATTTAGTTTTTCATCAAATCCATTATTTTGTGGAATATTAACCATTGAAAAACTACTATCATTATAATAAAAATCAATTGGTAGATTGTCTGATATATCAAAATCAATTGTTATTGTATTTAGTTTATTTTTTGATTGTTCCGCATCTTGTTGTAATTTATTTATTTTACCATCATTACTGAAATTATTAGTTGGTGCGGAATACCTATCTGGATTATTTTGAGGTTCTTCAGAACCATATATTCTATTTGCAAAATCTGATAGTGTATTGACATTTATAAATTCTTTTGCATAATCAGCAATCATTATAAAATTCAGTTGTAGTTTTCTTTCTGTATTTGCATATGTATATACTGGTTCTCCTCTACCCAAGAAATTTGTTGATACAATGTTTGGTATAACGTTTTCTGAAAAATCTAATATTGAGGGTACAAACCACATTAATTTACCATTATTAGGTCCTAATTGATCTATATTTTCTAATTGTGTTTGAGATGTAGTACCAAATTCGAAACCTAAATTTTCAATAGTAAACATTGAATTATTTATTGGATTTCCTGAATCTGGTGAATTGAATATTACTTTTGGTATTTGTCTATCTTTAATAACAGAATTGATTAGGTTATTACCATATGGTCTAATTGTTTTATCTAGACTATTATATTGATTTGATTGACTATAAGATCTATTAGCATATTTAACACCATTATAATATCTTTTACCATTAACTTCAATACTATCAACAGTTTTATCATATTTTGATGGTTTACCTTCTGTAGTTATGCTATTGAATAATGCATTTGTATATCCTAATAAACCAATATCTGTATCTATACTACTGTTGTTTAAACCCCATGTAAATGTATTTTCTGATTGACTGTTTATAGTAACAATATCTTCACTATCATCTTTATTTGATATTGTATCAATTTTATATGTTAATTCAATAGGTGTAACAACAGAACCGTATTGTTGATTACTATATCTTCTTCTATAATAACCATCTAAAGAATTATCAATTGATATACCTCTAAAACCTGTAATATTATTGAAAATTAAACCTGTATTGTTATTTGTAATATCATTAATTAAACTACTGTTATCAACATCTATTGAATTACTAAAATTATTATAATAAATATTATTTGATAGTAAATTTCTTAAATTATTTAATTGACCTTTACCTGTATATTGATTTACTAATATTTTTGATATATCAGTTGTATTATTTGTTGATAATTCAATAGGATTCTTCAGATTGTATATACTTGAATAATCAGATAAAATATTGAATATGTTATTCTCAATATCTTCTTTATTTTCTTTTGTTATTGAAAAATCTATAACAGATAATTCAATATCGTTATTTGTAAATAAATTATTGAGGTTTATTGTTGGTATATTCTTTCTTACAATAATTGATTTAACTTGTTCTGTATATAGTTTAGCTAAAGCAACAGATGATATATTACTTAATTTTGTTTGAGGTCCTATTACTCTACCAATAACTGTATTACTAAAATCAAATCCATTACCTGGTCTTAATAATCTTGATATATCATTTATGAATTGAATACTTACGGGTGTATTGATATCATATATGTTATTTTCCGTATAAATATTTTTATTGATAAGATTACTTCTCAATATTCTACTATTATCCTCTATTCTACTCATTGATATATCTTTGATATAAATAGTTTTTTAGAAATAAACATAATTCCGTTAAACAACTTTTGTATAAGAAGATATGATAAAACCACAAAAAAAATCTATATATATATACAACTGTATATACAGATGTATAAGGAGTTAGTAATATTCAATAATATTTTTATAATTCTTTTCTGTTGTTTACTATCTTCTTATACTATTGTTTATACAGTTGTTTTTCTTACCTTCTTATACTATTGTTTTTTCTATCTTCTTATACTATTGTTTATACTATTGTTTATACAACTGTTTTTCTTATCTTCTTATACTATTGTTTATACTATTGTTTTTTCTTATCTTCTTATACTATTGTTTATACAACTGTTTTTCTTATCTTCTTATACTATTGTTTATACAGTTGTATATATATAGATTTTTTTTGTTGTTTCTTATCTTCTTATACTATTGTTTATACAGTTGTTTTTTTCTTATCTTCTTATACTATTGTTGTTTATTAACTTCTTATACAGTTGTATATACAGTTGTATATATATAGATTTTTTTTGTTGTTTCTTACCTTCTTATACTATTGTTGTTTACTAACTTCTTATACAGTTGTATATACAGTTGTATATATATAGATTTTTCGGGGTGATTTTAGGAAACCCTTTTACTTATAATAACAACAAAAAGTACCTATGTTTCCCAAATTTTATCACTTTTTTTTAAAATTTTTTTTAAATCATTGAAAATCAGCGTTTTATGAGGATAAAAATAATTGAAAAAAAATCGGAAATTTTGGAACATGCAAACCAAATATTATTTGTTTTGTTGATTACTCTTTGTGATTTTAGCGATATGTGGGTATATGTTTTTAGATATTACCTTACCATCCAGAACATTTGAAATATTTACAACCATATCAACGTTATTATCAGCAAATTCAACCTTTAATGGTTTTGATAATAATTCTTTTAGTTCATTAAATGGGTTTGATATTTGAATATTATTTAACTGATTTATCAAACTTGTTATTTTTTCAATTGTTTTATCGTTGTTAACCATACTAACTTTATCAATTGCATCACCAAATGCTTTAAATCCATTTGTTCCATTTGCCATAGATTCAGCAAGTACGGATAATTTATCAATATCACCACTACTTGATGATATTGCTTTCAAAAACCCTGTAAAACCTAAAATACCATACAATGTTAATGGATTTACAAATGTAGCTAAACCAATACCAATTTTACTAATTGATTCAGCAACTTCTGGTAGAACCGAAAACATTTTACTCAGACCATTTGTAGCAAATTCAATACCCTTACCAATACCCATTGCAGCAAGACCCAATCCTAGCATTGCACCAGTTACAATTCCAATACCAATAGCTCCAGCTTTACCAGCCAACGATATCGCAAATATTGAAGCAGGTATAGATATACCCATTGTAACTATTGCAGCAGTAATAGCATCTAATTGTTCGGGATTCAATTGTTTAAATGAATCAGCAATCATGGATATACCATATGATGCAGCCAAAAAAGCACCACCAACAGCCATTGCAGAACCTGCAGCACCACCTAGTTTACCCATAAAACCTTTACCTGTACTAACATCACCTGTCGTACCACCAATTGATAATCTGGTACTTAAACCAGCTAAAAAATTAGTAAATACACCAGACATTCCAGACAATAATGTTGCTGTAAATTTACTTAATCCAGCAACAATAACACCAGCACCACCTATCATAGCTAATTTAACAACACCACTCCAATCACCAAATTGATTACCAATATTTTGAATACCTCTTAATGCTGTATTTAATGTTTTAATTAATGGTAATGCGAGTGTCTTTAATTCCTCAATGCTATTTCTAAATTGTTTATCAAAGGTCATTGAATCATTTGCCCTTTTTTCAAGAGAATCTTGTTGTTCTCTTATTGCTTGAAGTTGTTGTCTACCAATATTTCTAATATCAACAGCATCAGAACCTAATTGTATTTCAAACTTACCAGTAGATTTATTAAATGTTGCTAAATTGGCTATAAAGTCTTTTTCATCTGCAGATAAATTACTCGTTAATTTTGTTTTTGCAAAATCAATTTCGGCAATTCTTCTTGCTTGCTGATTTAGATTTTCAAATGGAACACCAGTAGCTTCTGCAACAGCCCTTAATCTATCCAAATCAAATGCACTTGATTGTATTTCACCAGTTCTTTCATTAAAATGATAAACACTTCTGTTCATCTCATTTAATTTTTTCATGAATTCTTCTGGTCTGTTTCTTGCAAGAAATCCAATTTCAAACATATTTTGTTTACTGAATTCCCCACCCATTACCATCAATCTTGCAGACATTTCAACAGCACCTTCCAAGGTTCTGGCTTTATCAATTGATGCGAATGTGTCTTGCATACTAATTTTATACATATTAGCATACATCGCCATCTTTTGAACACCATTAATACCATTTGAAAAATTATAGCTTTGTATCTGTTTAAAATTTGTATTAATATCAGACAATACTTTATTTAAACTAACACCCAATTTTGTGGTTTCTTTTGCGGTAGATTCAACAAAATCTCTTGTATTTTCAGCATTTAAACCAAGTAACTTAAATTGACCAACCAATGTACCAGCATTTTCAGCAGATAAACCAGTACCTTGTGTTATTTGTGTAACAGCCTCTAATGCTTTTGCAGATAATAATGCGGATTGACCCGTTTCATTTGTATATGCTTGTTGTATTACCGCAAGTTCTTTTAACGATAATCCAAGACTAGCAGCATATCTGGCACTATCTAATAAATTTTGTCTATATTGATCAGATAATCCACGAGATAAACCAAGACTAATCGCAGATGATTTAATAATTTCATCGTTTTGTTCAAGATAATTATAAGTATATCTTAAACTATTCATAATATTTCGATGAATATTATCTGTACTTAATAAATTTTTTCTTATTTTTTCTTGGACTTCATATCTTCTAATCGTATTTGCTAATATTTTTTGTTGTTTTGTTGATAGCGAACTTGTTAATTGACTAGAATTACGTTTTATCTGGTTTATTTTTTTTAATAAATTTCCCTGATTTCGATATGATTTTAATATTGTATTTAAATGTTGCTCAAAATCCTTATCAACCATACTGGTTGGTATATTAACATTATTACTTTTATTTTTATTACGTTTTGCCATTTAAATAAAATATTTAATCATAAATACAAAATAAAAAAATCCAGTAAAATCTACTGGATTTAATTTTTTTTCATTTTACTATTTGATTTATCTATAATTTCTTTTTGTTGTTCCAACTCCTTTTTATATTTATCCAAAATATACAACCGTCTAAATATTGGCATTTTCCAAAAAGTTCTTTCAGAATAACCAATGTGCTTTACAAAATAATATTCTTGATCATATAATGCAAGTCTATACTCATTTAGATGGTTGATGGATAAAAAAAATCAATACCAAAATTTAATGTAGCTTTAAATTTATTACCAGTATATGGTGATTCCACTTCATAATCATAATCAATACCTGGTTCAATTGATCTAATATATTTTCTCAATGCAACAGAATCACCAGCCCTCATTTTATCAATGAATTTATTAATAAAATTTCTGTCCGTATTTCCATCAACTTCTTTAACCTGACCCTTTAACAATAATGTAATAACTTCACTATATTGTTTTTTATAAATGTCTTTTTGTTTTTGTGAATCATCAATTATTTTATTAAATTCACCAGATGGTAATAATTTAAACTTAACAACCTTTTTACTCATTGGTAATGTGTAACTAAATAACATCATTTCATCTGGTACCACTGTCAATTCCTTTTCGTTTAATGTTAATAAATCAATAGATTCATCAAATTCATTACCAGTGTCTGGACATGTGATTTTAACATCATAATATTGACCATAACTAGATGCCCTTAATTGTACCAATATCTTATCCTTGTCACCATTCAATAATTCATCGATATTAATATCCTTTGTCTTGATTTTTCTTTTTAATAATTCATCAATTACAGTCCCTTTTCTGATCAACTCAGGTGATGATAACAAATTTTCATCACTGGCTGTCATATAATCAACCATAACTTCCTTTGTCCCGTTTTTATACAAAATACCCTTTGATGGTAATGTAACGGTCTGTAATACATCTTCCTCAAATTCTGATTCAAAAATTTTATTGTTTTCCATAAAAATTTATATTTTTTTATATAAATACTGAATAAAAAATATAATGTAGTATTTATAATTAAAATTTTCGAATTAATATTAATCGGATAGTGAAGATTAAATAATGGCAAATGAATTTATAGCCCGAAAAGGGTTAAAGGTATTGGAAGTACCACAAGAATCTACAACAGATGGTTCCATATCATTTTTAGATCAGGATGGTAAATTAAAAAAAATAACGGTTTCTGATTTTTATACAGAAACTGGAATAGAACAAGCAAAAACAGATGCAGCACAAAGTGCAACAGACGCAGAAGCGGCAAAAAATGCTGTTGAGGCAATCACAGACTTTACTGAAGGAAATATTTACCGAGGTAATGGAACAGGAATTGAAGCGGTCAATGAAACTGATTTTTTAAAGAGTAAAGTACCTTTTAATAGTTCTATTGTAGGGGCAGGTTTTGATTTATTTAGAGCTAATGTTTGGGATAATGTTAATAGACCAAATACACTTGTTTTTAGCGGGGCAGGGGTTTCAGATAGTGGGCACGCTTGGCAGACTTTAGCTGGACAACCCGCGCATATAAGTAACAATGCTGTAAGACTTGCAACAAATATAAATCAATACGCCGCTACAGCAGTGGAAAGCAATATTTTTGGAGTAAGGGGTTCTTTTATAGCGGAATTTTCTTTTCAATCTCAAAATAACGGAGCTGGACGTTTTTGGTTTGGTAAAGATGCTGATAATGGATTTCACATTAGATTAGGCTATTTTACAAATCAAGTAATTGCAAGAGTAGCTGGCGTTGAAACGATAATTGCAAGCCAGAATCAATCCTTAGATATTTCTCAGGGAATAAATCAGGGCACTTTGCCTTACCAAATAATTTTTACAAGAGCTGGGGTATTAAATAAATCGTTTTTAGGAATATCCTGCCCTTTAACGGGATTGAGTTTTAGAGTTGAAGCGAATGTTTTAGATACTTGGGAAAGTCAAATTTTTTCTGCAAACACAGATGTTAAATATTTTGGGCTGTCGGTTCCGAAAACTGTAGCGTTAGGCGTTTACTTAAATAATTTCAGATTATCTTACATAATACTTTAAAATGGAGACAATAGCACCAAAAATATTCAACCAAGAAACAAATTCCTTTGAACCTGACTTGTCATTAATTGACTTGTCAAAATACGCTGTTCAAAGTTTTAACCTGAATCCAGACGGTGAAAGTTACACGGTAGACCTGAAGTGGATAGCTGATTATCCAAGAGTAATTTCACCTGCACAGGGTAGGGCTATGTTAGACGAAATGGGCAAATTGGATGCTATCGAACAGGCTATTCCGTCACTCCCCAAAAAGGCTCAAATATTTTGGGAGTATGCCATAGAGTGGTGGATTGAAAATGAGTTTATCCAGCAAATCGCCACACAGTTTGAAATTAATTTGGAAGAGTTCTTTAAAGAAGCTAGTAAAATAGAATAATTTTTTTTAAATTTGCATACAAATATAAATTATATGCAAAAAGAGTTAACCTATAATGATATTTCATTATTTTCAAGACAAGTAAGCAATATACAATCAAGATTTTCTGGTGATATTAAATTAACAAATAAAATTAAGTTTGGTAATTCTATTATTGAAACTGGTTTTATTATGTCAGCACCAATGTATGATGTTACTGGTTTAGATTTATCTTTATTTTTATTAGAAAATGATCAAATACCAGTTATTCATAGGTTTATGGATACAACACAACAAATAAAAATATTTATGGATATTACCAGACATTTTGATTTTGATAAATCTAAAATATATACATATTCTGTTGGTATTAATGATTGTGAGGATAAGATTAAATATTTATCAGATTATTTGGAAATAATTAAAAAGAAAAGAAATGGATTAAACATATTAATTTGTATTGACACTGCAAATGGTGCCAATAGGTTATTAGAAAAACCAGTTTCAGTAATAAATAAACTAAAAGAAGAATATTCAGATGTGAATATTGAGATATTATCTGGAAATATTGTAACAAAAGAAGCATCAGAATATTTGTATAATTTGGGTGTAAAATTTCAGAGGGTATCAATTTCAACAGGATCAGCATGTTCAACATCTGTTGTTACGGGTATATATAGACCACCAGTATCTGCCATTATGGAGATTGCAGAATATAAGGAATATAATAATTTAAATGATCTATATATTATTGCTGATGGCGGTTTTAAAGAAATATCTGATTATATAAAGGCAATTGCCATTGGTGCAGATTTTGTAATGTCTGGAAGTTTTTTTGCTGGATATAAAGAATCTAATTCACCATTATTAAAATATAAAAATGATAAATTTGAAATTGTTAATAAAAAAACACCATCAGAATATTATGAAAATGAATTAAAAAATTTAGGAACTAGTATTATGATTGATTCGGGATATTATACATTTCATAAATTTTATAGAGGGATGGCATCCGCAGAAATGGCTAATCTAAATAACAGAGTCAATGGATTAAATAAAAAAATATTAGCTGAGGGGGTTAGTTCAACTATAAAATATAAAGAAAATTTAAACGGTGATTTACAAAATTTACTAGATTCATTTAAATCATCAATGAGTTATTGTAATGCAAGAAATTTTGATGAATTTAGATTATTTATTGAAATTGTTGAAATAAGTGAAAATTCGTTAAAACAAAGAAGACCACATGTTTAATAAAAAGCAAATATATCCATCTAATATTAATTTATCCAATGAAATTATAATAACAAATTTAATATATATATTTAAACAAATAGAATCTAAATTAGATATAGAATTTAAAATATATAAAACAGAAGAAGGTGATTATTACATTAATACAATATTTTATTCAAAAATATTAAAACAAAAATTTAAAATTAGTTATTTAATTACAAAATTTATGATATATGAATTAACTTTTTTTGAAGGAAATGATAATATGAATTTGATTGTTAATTCGATAATTAGAAATTTTTTACAATCAATTGATGATGAAATAATAAATAAAAAAAGAACTGGCATTATACCAATAAAAGAATTACCTTATGAATTTTTTTTAAAAAATTTCACATAAAATGGGAAACATATATACTTTTTGTTGTTATTATATAGTAGAGGGGCATAGTAAAAATCTCTCATAAATTTTAATGAGTCCAACTAGAAGTAGTAGAAAAAGAAATAATACGGGTATAGATATTAATGATGATACTTTATCGAAGGGTAAATCACAAGTAAGAACTATTTTAGGTAAAAAACCTGACATAAAGGCAAAAAATAGAAGACAAAAAGAGTTATTAAATTTAATTAATGACAAAGAGATAACATTTGTGGCGGGTCCAGCTGGGAGTGGTAAGACTTTTTTAACATTGGCAAAAGCTTTGCAATTAATTTATGATGATAAAACACCCTATGAAAGGATTTATCTTTTAAAATCTGTAATTACATTACAGGAAGAAAGTATTGGATTTATCAAGGGTGAGATTGATGATAAATTAAAGCCTTCTGTAATGTCATTTTTAATGAACTTAAATAAATTAATTGATGTTTCACAGATGAATAAGTTAATTGAAAATGATTCTGTAATTGCATTACCAATTGGATATATGAGAGGTTTATCGATTGATAATTCGATTATTATATTAGATGAGGTTCAAAATATCACATTGGAGAATTTGAGGACTATTTTAACAAGAATTGGTGAAAATAGTAAAATTATTGCAATGGGTGATTTAAGACAGATTGACATTAAGAATAAAACAAAAAGTTCTTTAAATGTTGCAATGGATTTATTTAATGGGATTGATGAGATTGGTACCTTTGAATTTACAGAAGGTGATATTGTTAGAAATCCATTAATTCAAAAAATTGAAAGAAGGTTTGAGGAATTTTTTGAACAAAATAATACAAATAATAAACAAATATTAAAAGGATAAAAAAATGGAAAATAAAAAAGAAACAACATTAACACTTAACGAGGTATATGAATTGGAATCTGAGTTAAATGGTTTTTCTCATGAAGGAAAAAAAATATTTGATGGTTTATTAAATCAAAAAACATCATTTGTTGTTAAATATCATTTAAAAAAACTATATCAATTGGTTAAGGTTGAAAAAGATTTAATTGATGAATTAAAAAATGATTTGATTAAAAAGTATGGTACAGAAAGAGAAGATGGGACAATTGTTATTGAACCAAGAGTAAAAGTAAGTGAAACTGTGGATAATGGTGAAGATGTTGAGAAATTCGTTGTAAATCAAAAGTTTTTGGAGTTCCAAAAAGAATTTAATAATATATTAGAACAGTCAAAAACAATTGAACATCATGCTTTTGTTATCGATGATTTTTCAAATATCGAAACAGATGATAATTATACTGTATTTTATAAATTATTAGATTAATGTCAGATAAAGAAGATCTTCAAAATAGAATACAAGAATTTATTAAAGAAATTGAGGGGAAATTTCAAGATACCAAGTTTTCAAATAAATTTGAAAGTTATATAAAAAAAATGGAAAAAATGGTTGGTTGCAATGTTACTTTTGATATTGATTACTTAAGTAAATTTTCTGATGAATTGAATCAACTTAATATGAATATAGGGGAGGATGATGAATTAATTAATGAATATTGGAATAGATATAGTATGACACTCAGAGAACTTAATGAGTATTATATTGATATCGAAAATAGGGATATTTTTTATTCATATGATATTGAACAAGCAACACCATTTTTCCTAGAATCTAAAATCAAAACAATTGAAAAATTAAATCCGATTAATGATAATGATGAGGATAAATATATAAATCTTCACATTAATTCATATGGTGGGGATGCATATGGGATGTTAGGAACTATTGATGTTATTAGACTATCAAAATATCCTATTAGAGGTATTGCAAAGGGACAAGTAATGTCTGCAGGTGCATATATATTAATTGGTTGTAAAGAAAGAATTATGACAAAAAATAGTATTATGATGTTACATGATTTAAATACATTTATTAATGGTACATATAAAGATATTTCATCAGAATATGATCATGTTAAAACACTACAAAAAATCGTTTATTCATATTTGGAGAGTAATTCTAATAAAGATAAAGAATGGTGGGAAAATAAATTACAAAGAAACCTATATCTATCTGCAGATGAAGCACTTGAATTAGGATTAATTGATAAAATAATATAAATAATTTTTAATATATTTTTAAAGAATAATTTTTAATATTTTACTACGAAAAATATTTTTTAATTTAAATTTTTTAATCTTTTAAATAAATACTTATTATGAAAAAAATAGTTGGTTTAGACCTTGATGAAATATTTAGAGCATATATTGAAACATTTCATCATTATTATGAGAAGGAATTTGATTTAAAAAAATTCGATAAAAAAGGAGAACAAATTAGTGGATATGAATGCGAATATACTACAAATGATTTGGGTAAAATATTTGAATTTAAAGAATATGTAAGAAAAAATAAATATATTAAGAGTGATATTGATACATATTATTCAAACAGATTGAAGTTTGAAGAGAACGAAGAATATATTTCAAAAGAAAAGGCATTAAATATTTTTAGATATGAGGATTATTTGATTGAATTATATGGAACATGTCCAAAAACATATACAAACGTTAGTTTAGATATAAACAGACTAATAAAAAAATATGAAGATAGTCTCGAATTTATCTTTTTAATTAAGGATAAGGAAGTTACAATTGGCCCATCCTTGTTTTTTATCTCAACGATGAAACCGATAATTAAAAGGTATGAATTTGTTAATGAATTTAAAGATTTATGGGAAAAATGTGATATATATATTACAGCAAATCCAGATATATATGAAACAATGGATAATACTAAAAATATTATATTAAAAAATATGCCATATAATGATCATATAGATACTGATTATAAAATCAATAGTATATCAGATCTTTTAGAAAATAAATTAATTGATAAAATATTAGAAAATGACTGAAAATAAAGAAAAAATAAAAAATATCATTAAGAATTTAGAAGAAAATAAGAGTAAATTTTTCTTTTTTATGCCAAATATTGGTACACCAAATTCTACGATGTATCAAATATATTGGAATGCGACAGTATTAAAAGAAATGGGATATGAATGTATTATTTTAACTGAGAGTGATACCGATTATACAAAACCATTTTTTGTTGAACAAAATTTAATGGATTTACCACATCAAAAGGTTTCTAATAAAGTAACAATTTCACCAGAAGATTTTTTAATTATTCCAGAAATTTTTACAAATGTAATGGAAACTGTCAAAAATTTTACATGTGAAAAAATTGTGTTATTACAATCATTGGATTATGCGTTACACTCACTAACACCAGGTGTACAGTGGACAGATTTTGGTATTAGTAAAGTACTAACAGTTAGTGATGAATTAACAAAAATGGTTGATGATTTTTTTGGTAAGTTTTACAAAATTAAAAAATATGATATTGGTATTTCAGATAAATTTAAGATTAAAAACGATATTAAAAAGCCTATAATTTCATTTGTTACACGAAATGGGAATGATATTACCGATGTTATTAAATTATTTTATCTAAAATATCCACACTTTAATTTTATCACGTTTCAGGAATTAAATGGATTAGATAGAGATACTTATTCGAAAAAATTAAATGAATCATTTGCGTGTATATGGATTGATAATATTTCTTCTTTTGGTACAGTACCATTAGAATGTATGAAATCTGGTACAATTCCAATTGGACTCATACCAAGAATCGAACATGAATATATTGAAGATTTTACGGGTATATGGGTATATGATGTATTTAAATTACCAGATATGATTGGTGCTCTTATATCTAAATATTTGGAAGATGATATATCCGAAGATTTTTATAAAAAAATGGAAGAAGTTAGTACCAAATATAGTGAAGAGAATTCAAAAAATTCAATCAAAAAAGTATATACAGAATTTATTAATGAAAGAATTGAATATTTCAAGAATGTTTTAAAATTAGAAAAAGAAGAAGATGTTGCTAAATAATATGGAAAATATAACAGTTGTAATACCAGTACACGAGTTAATCGAAGATTATCTTGATAAAGCATTAAAAAGTATCAATATACAAAAAGATATTGAAAATAAAATTAATGTATTGATTGTACATCCAGTTGATGTTGAATTAGGGTTAAATTTATTCTTAAAAAAGAAAAGATATAAAAATTTAAAAATCAAAAAATTGGTAAATAATGGAAATTCAGATTTTCAATCACAAGTAAATTATGCTGTTGATAATGTAGATACTGAATATTTTAGTTTACTTGAATTTGATGATGAATATTCGAATATTTATTTCAGAAATGTAAGTAAATATATGAAACATTATCCTGAAGTGGATTCTTTTTTACCATTGATGGTTGAGGTTGATAGGAATGAAAATTTAGTTAAATTAACCAATGAATTTGTTTGGTCTAAATCATTTATCGATGATAATGAATTTGGATATTTAACAAATGAATTGTTAAAAGATTTTAGTTACTTCTTTATTTCTGGTGGTGTATTTAAAAAATCATCATTTATTGAAGCTGGTAGATTAAAAACTAATTTTGATGTTTCTGCCGTATATGAGTTTTTATTAAGATTCACATACAATAATTTTAAGGTATTTGTAATTCCAAAAATTGGATATCTACACTTAAACGATAGAGATGGATCAGCTACAAAATATTTTATTAGTAAATATAAAGAAAAGGATTCTAAAGAAGAATTTGAAAGAGCAAGAACTGAACATATATTCAAAAAATAATATTTTTTATGATTAAATTTTTTAATGGAGAATGTAAAAAAGAAAAGAGGAAGAAAACCAAAAAATAGAAAATACTTTGGAGAATTAGAAGAAAAGGCAGTTATTGATTATATTAAAACGGATTCTTTTGAAGAAAGACACAAAATATATAATAATTATCTAAGAATACCATTTAAAAAAATGACATCTTCTATATTAAGAACATATAACCATCATATTGGTAATTATGATATTATGGAAGTTGAAATGGGTGGTTTGTCTCATTTAATTGAGAATATGATTAAATTTAGACCATATATTGTTGAATATCAATCAAACGATACCGATAATACAGATAAATGGATTAAACATAGAAAGTTTAAATATTTGGACTTATATGATGCAGAAAGAAAAGTAAATGAATTAAATGAACTAAACGATGGTAATGTTTATAGAATATTTTTTGCAACAGCATATGCATATTGTGGAACTATAATTAGAAATTACTATAAAGATCATTCAAAAAATTCAAGAAATGAGATTATAAATAACATATATATTGAAAATGTTGATTATAATTTTGATGAAGATATAAGATTTTCATATGAAGAAAATTATTACGAAGAGGATGATGATGTATATTTGAAAACATTTAATAGTATTATTGAATGCATTGAAGATACAATAGATAATGATGATACGTTAACATCTAAAGAAATTACTGTTGGTAAAGGAATTATAGAAATTTTTAAAAATTGGGAAAAACTATTTTTAGAACATACCGAAAAGGGTGAATACGATAAAAAAATTACAAATAATTTTGCAAAAAACAAAATACTTTTATATCTTCGTGAGATAACAAATATGGAAATGAAAGAAATAAGATTTTCCATGAAAAAATATAAAGATCTTTATACAATAATAAAAGAAGAATCATGATTTTATCAATAAAAAACTTTAAAGAAATAAATAACTATTTCTTTACCTTCTATTTCACAAAACATTTCGAATTATCATATTCTGTTTGTGGATATTTCTCAAATAGACCAAGAATTACAATTTCTCTAATATTTTTCACATTAATTATAAAATTACCATTCAGAAATAAATGGACTGATGAATGTGATCCACCAAAATATGGAATTGCAATACATCACAATACATTTTGGTTATATTATGGTGGTAAAGGTAATTGGGGAGGAAATAAATCATTTGCATGGGATATTCCTTTTATAACAAAAAATTGGTATAGAACTTCACTATTACTTAAAAATGGAAATTGGGAGCATGAAAAAAGAGGAAAATCAAAAGACTTTTACCATAGTAAATGGAATGATGTTAAAATGATATATAATTACGATTTTTTAGATAAATATGATAATAGTGTAGTTCCTTGTGAAATTACTGTTGAAGAGCGTGAATGGCGACCAAAATGGCTTGAATGGACTGGGTTATTTAAAAAGGTAATTAAATCGATAAATGTTGAATTCTCAAAAGAAGTTGGATCAAGAAAAGGTTCTTGGAAAGGTGGAACAATCGGATGTGGTTATAATATGTTACCAAATGAACATCCTTTAGATACAATTAAAAGAATGGAAAAAGAAAGAACATTTTAAATTATGGATAAAATTATATTAGTTTTTTATACTAAATTTGATAAAAGTGAGGATATAACACATATTAACGATAGATTATATAATCTATCAACTAGCGTAGCTGATAAATATCCAGACATATATACATTTTATGTACCAATTTTTGAAGGTGATACAAGAATTGAATGCATCAATCCAAAATTGATTGGTGAAGATGAATATTTAAAAGTTAAAAAAATATTAGAAGAAAATCAAAAAATTGTTGATAACTTATTAAAAAATGGAATTTCATAGATATAAAAAGGCTAGTGATTACGAAGTTTATGATTGGATAAAAAAATCAATACCAGAATTAACAAATTATCAAAAACAAAAAATATATGATAATGAAATTGTTAGATTCTCTAAATTTGAGTTTTATAAAAGAAGAAAAAGAGTTTCAAATATTTGGTGGAGATTATCTGCGGTATTTTTCCCAATTACATGGATTTTAATATTTATATCACTACCAATTAATTTTATTTTAACAGGTGATTGGGGATATTCCTTTAAAACATTGGAATGGTTTAATATTTGGAAAAATAATATAGGTTTATGAAAAATAAATTATATAAAATGAGAGATAATAATCAATCTAACGGTTTGATTGATTTAATTAATTACATCGGAGATGATGTAAGGAAAATGAATTTAATTGAAATTGGTTCATATGCTGGTGAATCAACAATCATATTTTCCAAATATTTTAAAACTGTATTATCTGTTGATCCATATTTAAATGATTATGATAAAAATGACCCCGCATGTAAATATATGGATTTTAATGGTGTTTATGAGATTTTTAAAAATAATATTAAGGATATTAATAATATAACTCATATACGTAAAAAATCGGATGATGCGATTAATGATATTAAAAATGATATGTTCGATATTGTTTATATTGATGGTTTACATACTTATGATCAGGTTTTAAAAGATATTAATAATTATAGACCAATTATTAAAGAGGGTGGATACATTTCTGGTCATGATTATCATCTTAATTGGGATGGTGTTAGAAGAGCAGTAAATGAAACATTAGGAAAACCAGATATGATATTTAGTGATTTTAGTTGGATAAAGAAGATATGAAAATTGCATTAGTTTGTATAGCCAAAAATGAAGATTTTTATTTAGATGAATGGTTAGAATATAATCATAAACTAGGGTTTGACCATATATTTTTATATGAAAATAATTGGAGAACTGATATTAATAAACCATTTTTAACAAAAATACCATTTGATGGAGAGGTTCAACAGTTACCAGCATATAATCATTTTATAAATAACAATACTGAGTATGATTGGGCTGCATTTATTGATTGTGATGAATATATAACACTTTTAAAACATAAAAATATTAAAGATTTTATAAATAATTATGATAACTCAAATGGGATTGCATTAAATTGGTTAATGTTTGGTTCTGGTAATAAAATAGAAAGAACTGAAAATTCATTATTAAAACAATTTATATATAGAAGTAAAAATGTTGATAATCATATAAAAGTTATAATGAATTTAAATAAAAATTTTAGAATGACATTACCACATAATGCAAACATACATGTTTATGATACAAATAATAAAGAAATAAGAGGACCATTTAATCCAAATGGACCAACAGATGTTGCATATATCAATCATTATAGAAATAAAACATATGAAGATTATAAATTAAGATGTGTTAGAGGTAGAGCAGATTGTAATTTAAAAGCTAAATTATCAGAATGGGATTCTGAAAAAAATAATAATATTGACATCCTTGATACTATAGCAAGAGATTTTATGTATGGAAATTAATCAAAATTTCTTTCAAGAACCAATAAAGAAATGAAATTTATACCCATACCAATAAAAATATAAATTATTGGTAATCCACTATATATTGAAATTAATATATAATTGATAATAAAAATCCATGTTCCAAAACAAAAAATACATCCACCCAATACTTTAAATAGTTTGGGTTTTGTAGTTTCAAAACTATCCAATATATATTTATAATACCAGTCAAATATATTACCTTCATTGAAACAAAAATCAATAAATTTAACAAAAAAACTAATAAAGACTGATAATAAAAAAACTGAAATTAAATCAACAATCATTATTTATTTGAAGTTTGTACTGGTTTAACAGTTGGTTTTGGTTTTTTACTTCCGCATCCGCATCCCATAATTTATAAATTTTAATTAATAATTATTTTCATATTATAAATACTAGTAAAAGTATTTATATAAAAAAAAATGAAATATATTAATATTAAGTTCCCATTAGAAGATGATTCTATAAACAATTTTTTATTTGATAGAAATATAACAACAAAGGAATCATTAAAATCTAATCTAATGTTATTGTTGTTAACGAATAGATGGGAAAGATATTATAATCCATTATATGGTACAGATTTATTAAGATATATTTTTGAACAGAATGATAAAAATGTTCAGATTAGTATTGAAAATGAAATAAAAACTGCAGTTGAAAGATATATACCAAAATTAATAATAAACAGTGTAAATTTTTTGGAACCAGAGCAAGGAGAAGATAATAACTTAAATATATTAATAAATTTCACATATAACGATGATGTTTATCAGGATACTGATGTATTAGTAATAAAATTATAAATAAAATGGATAGAATAGATTTTAATAGAAGAACGTTTTCAGAATTAAAAAATGAGTTATTAACATATATTGACCAAAACTATCCTGAAGTTATTTCAGATTTTAGTGATTCATCAGTTGGATCTATGTTAATTGATATTAATGCTGCGGTTGGTGATAATTTATCATTTAACATTGATAGAGCATTTCAAGAGACACAACTAGAATATGCTCAACAGAGAAGATCGATATTGCAAATTGCAAAAACAAATGGATTAAATATTAATCCTAGATCAGCATCTGTTAGTGTTGTTGATTTTACCATAACAGTACCAACATTAGGTGATCAACCCAATGAAGATTATTTACCAGTATTAAAAACAGGTACACAAGTAATTGGATCATCAAGAACTTTTGAATTAACCGAAGATATTGATTTTCAAAGTTCTTTATCAATTTTTGGGACACCAAATAGAAAAGTAATACCAGTATATAATTCAAATAATCAAATTACAAATTATAATATAACAAAGTCAGAAGTTGTATTTAACGGTAGAACAAAAATATTTAAAAAAACAATTGATTCATTCGAGGCAAAACCATTCTATGAATTAGAATTACCAGATAATGATGTTATTAATATTGAACAAATAATTGTTTTAAATGGCACAAATTATGTAAATGATCCATCATTAGATTTATTTTTTAATGATGAATTTAGATATTATGAAGTTGATTATTTGGCACAAGATAGAATTTTTGAAGAAAATAGATCAATAGGTGATAGAGTTGGGATTAAATCGGGTGTTGTTAAATATCCGACAAAGAAATTTATAAAAGAATTTACAGATAATGGTAAATGTAAAATAACATTTGGTGGTGGAAATACCGAAGTTGCAAATTATCAAAATTTTATTTTATCACAAAATGATTTTAATAATGATGATTTTTTAAGAACATATCTTAATAATCTATCAACAGGTGAAAAGATTAATCCAAATACTACAATTTTTGTGAGATATAGAGTTGGTGGTGGTAGTTTATCGAATTTGGGACCAAACACAATTAAACAAACAGCAAATGTTAATATGTTTTTTGGTGGTAATGTTAATGAGGGTATTGCTAATAATGTTAGAACATCATTAAGAGTAAATAATCAAATACCAGCTGTTGGTGGTACTGATTTGATTTCTAACGAACAATTAAAAAAATTAATCATGTTTAATAATGCATCTCAAAATAGATGTGTTACATTAAATGATTATTTAGTACAAACAATGAAAATGCCAGGTAAGTTTGGAAAACCATATAGATTGAATGTATTTAAGGAAAATAATAAAGTTATTATTAATATATTGGGACTTGATGAAAATGGTAAACTAAATAATACTAGTAATTCAATATTAAAAACAAACATATCTGAATATATTAAAAATTATAGAATGATTAATGATTATGTTGAAATTAGGGATGCCAAAATTATTAACATATCAACACAATTAAACCTATATGTTGAAGATTTTGCAGATTCACAAATAGCAAATAATGTTATTAGAGTCATTGATGATTATTTTAATATTTCAAGAAGATTTATTAATGAAGATATTTTTATTGGTAATTTAATTGAAAATGTTAATAATGTGACTGGTGTTATTAACGTACTAAGTTGGAAGTTTTTCAATAAAGTCGGAAACAATTATTCATTAAATGAAACATCAATGCCATATATTGATGATAATACCAGAGAGATTCAATTATTTAATAATACATTATATTCTGATAAGAATTCCATGTTCGAAATTAAATTCCCAGAAAAAGATATAATTGTAAAATTATTTAAAAGAGGTGATATCTAATCATGAATATTATTAAAAAAAGAATAAAATTTAATAATGAACCTGTTAATATTATATTTAATCTAAAAACAGATTATTATGATATCGGGTTTTATTCAGATTCAGGATATGAAAGTCCCGATCAAATACCAACATATAATACAAATACATTAACGGGTTTCACAAATAGTAGATTAAAAGAGTTAACGAAATATACAAATTCAACCCAATTAGATAAAAAATATAAAATATCAACAAATTTTAGTGATGGGGTTATATTATCAGAATCCGATGATAATCAAATAACATATATTGTAAATAATATAAAATATATTGATGATTTATTAAATAATATAACAACTTTTGAATATAACACACCAACAGTACACAATGATTTAAGTAACCAAATATTGGTAAAAGATGATCAATATTTGAATTATGTTGATAAAAAAACTGAATCAAATCTAGATATTGTTAGACAATCATTAAACATTTTTGAATCACACATAAGATTGACAGATATTAGAAATCTAGAGGAATTAACACTATATGGTGGTGGTTTTTATAATATAATTAAAAACAGTTAATTAATTATATAAAGTATTTATATAAAAAATTAACATGGCAATAGGTACAATAGGTAATGTTAGACCAAGTGACGTAAATATTGAAGATATTGAAATCGTTTATACTTTTTCACCTAACAGAGAAACAGAACCAACATTTGTAGGAACGTTAAATCCCGTTGATGTAATTAGTGAAATTAATCTAAACAATAATCTTGTAAATGGTTTATATAATTTAAGATTAGATCCTGCAAATTTTGATCAAGTTGGTATCTATAATATTTATATTAGGCCAAGAGAATATAGATTATCAATTTCCGATTGTGGGGTTTTATCAACACAACCAAATATTAGGGGTGTTGTAATTGAGGGTTCTGATATTACAGAAATTGGGAATAGATTTAATTCAAATGGTCTTGTTGGGTATAAAATAGAATATTTCGATGAAAATGGTGATAAAATAAGAAATCTATTTAGAATCATAACATCATCAAATAGGTGTTTGGTTGAAAATAATAATGTGAATACACCACTACAATCATCAGTTAGATATAGATTTAGTGATAGTGAGAGTAGTGATTTGATATTTTTAACTGTAACACCATCAACATCCAGCAATTTCAGAGCAAATCAGTCTCCATTCATTGGAACACCAAGCCAAGAGATTGTATTATCAAATACATTTTTTACACCAGTTTTACTTGAAATTGAATTGGCAGAACATGATATAAATACATTGGCATTAGGTATTTATGGTGACCAAACAAAATCTAAAGTTGATGGTATTTTAACATATTATGATGCTGATGGTAATATATACAAACAATTTGATGTATTTGAAACTGAAAATTCAGAGGGTGTCATAGATTATGAAGTTAAGATAGAAAGAGACAATATCGATACAACAAAAGACATTAATAACGTTTTAAACGGTTTATAATTTAAAGTATTTTGAGTAAGAAAAGAATCATAAGAGATAGTATATTTAATGAAAACGTTGTCAATACTTCGTTTTCAAATCCGAGTACATCAACAGTATATAGACTCGGTGAATTCACACTTGACACCAATCTAGATGATCGGGTTATTGGTGATTTTACCAATAAAATTTCTTCTTTCTCAAAAGAATATACACTCGAAACAATTGGTATTGATACCATAATATCACAAAAAATATATGAAACTGGTAATAAGTTAAAAATTAATGTAGATTACAATAATATAAGATCGTATTCTAGATATGGTTCTGTTGAAGATTTATTTAAATATACGATTAAAAATATTGTTGAAAAATTTCCATATTCAATATATTTAACAAGTGAATTAAATACTGGTAATATTAATTCAATCACAAATTTTCAATATGATGAGATAAATAATACATCAACATTTAATATACCAGTTATTTCAATAATAAATAAAGGTAATTTAATTATTGATTCTACAAACTTTGTTGAAAATGATATAAAGAATTTTAACATATCAAAAACAAAATATGTTATATGGGATTTTGAAAATCCAGATACAGAATATCCAATAATTGATTTTAGTGGTAATATTAATACCGATTCATTTATTACAATAACCGCAGCTGGTAGAGTTTTTGATTTAACAAATAGTACATTATCTAAAAATTTTCATATTAAACCTAATAAAGATGAATATAATAGGATTATATATGAATTTAATGATATTGAAAAATATTTTTTATCTAATAAAACAAACGAGGGTTTTAAATTTAAATTAAAGGTATTAAATGAAAGAGCAATAGATAGATTTAACAATAAATCAATATTATGGCCAACAACAGATGGATATAATATTGATTATGAAGATGTTATCTATAATAATTTTGTTAATGATTTAATCAAGATTGGTATTTTATATGATGAATATAAGACTGATTTAATATATAGGATGTATTTACCACAATCAATCAAAGAATTTGATTTAACATCCGATAGTAAATTAAAAAAGCTAATTAGAACATATGGATATAATTTTGATAATATAAGAAAGTTAATTGATGGATTTGCAACGTTAAATAATTTAACATATAAAAAAGAAGGTTCAATACCTGATATACTCGTAAAAAATCTTGCAAAGGTACTTGGATGGAATGTAAATGATATCTTAACAGAAGATGATTTAATGTCAAAAATATTTACAACAAAAACACAAGATATATCAAATAGTTTATTACCTTCCGAAATCAATATTGAATTATGGAAAAGAATTTTAATCAATACCAAATGGTTTTTCAAATCAAAGGGTACTAGAAAATCTATTGAAACAATATTTAAATTAATTGGAATACCAGAGGATTTTATTAACTTAAATGAATATGTTTATCTTGCAGATAAGGAATTAAATGAAAATGAAAGAATAGATTCAACAAGAACAAATGTATTGGGTAATGTAGTTGTTAACGATCCTTCATATGATACTAATGGTTATCCGATTGCACCGCAAGAGAATAATCAATATTACTTTCAAGTGTCTGGAAATACAGATTCTGGACAAACATATATCAATAGATTTAGAGAAAATGGTTTTAATATAAAAACACAAGAAGATAATAAAAAATCATGGGTATATGTTGAAAATTATCATATAAGAACTGATGAGAATTCTATTTATTCAAGTAATGATTCTAGACTCGTAATCAATACAAAAGAAATTGATTTAGGTATTGATCCATCAAAAGCATTGTTGTTTGATATTTTTAGATTCAATAAATCAAATAACTATCCAGTTTGTTCTAATGGTATATCGTTAAGTGTATTATATTTAAACGTATTATCAAACCCAGATCAGTTAAATGTATTTGAAATACCAGATGTTCCAGATGGTGATATACAAGTTATATTAAACGGTATTGTATTGGTTGAAAATACTGATTATACCGTAACTGGTGTTGATAATAATATAATTGAAATTACAAAGTCTGGATTTAATTATATTAATGATGTTGTAACAGTAACATATGTTGTTAATAATACAACTAATCAAGTTGATTATAATATATTTAAACCAACAATAACATCAAACGGACAAACAATCATAACATTACCAGTTGAACCATCTGGTGATATTCAGTTGGTATTAAACGGATATACACTCGTTAATGGAAAAGACTTTTATATAAACCCAAATAATAGAACACAATTAATATTAACAAATGTTAATATATTAACAACAGATATATTGTCTGTTATGTATATTAATGAGTTGAGTGGTTTAAATACCATTAAATATTCGGATAATTATACAGTATCTAATTATTACAATGATAAGTTATTTTATAATAATTATAATAATAGATATGTATTTGTTAGTGATTATATAATACCAAACAGTGCAAATGTTAAGGTTATTTTAAATGGTAGAACACTTGTAAATAATTCGGATTTTACCGTTAATCAATCAAATAAAAAACAAATAATTTTTGATAAAAAGATTAAAATAAATATTAACGATGAAATAAATGTATTTTATCTATTAAACAATTCAGAAAATCAAGATTGTATAAATTTGGGTATTGATATAAATAATATTGAATTTTTTGAGTATGTTGATAAGGTATATAAAAATTTAATTAATGTAAGAAATAGAAAGATAATAACAAATAACAGAGGTGGGGAATATCCAACATTATCTAAAATATATGATTTATATGTAAAATATAATCAGAATAATAGAACATATAATGGGTTGTATAGTTTTGTTAAAAATTTCGATAATCACTTTATTAGTTTTGTAGACCAATTATTACCAGCAACTACAATATTAAGAAAAAGTGGATTAATTGTAAACAATTCAATACTTTCAAAACAAAAGTATAAATTCATTAGAGGTATTAACGATGGTGCTGAATATTTATCAGAATCATTAGTATATTCTTGTGATTTATTTGGAATTAGTGGTGTAACTAAAACACCAGCAACAACATCCCAAGATTTAGGGTCTGTTACATTTACAGTAACTGGTGATAATACAACAGTTGGACCAACTGAATTCTCAATAAATAATTTAATTTGGGAAGAGGGTATTACAACGAGTGGTGTAACCGAATACACATTGACTGGTTTAACATATGGTGAATATGAAATGTCAATCAGGGATGGTATTAATTGCCAATTATTGGAACCATTTGAAATTGAAAAAGATTGTACTTTATTGGAAATTACAGAAATTAATACAACAGATAAAATATCATCAACGTTATTGGGTAGTATTGAAATTGTTGCAACTGGTGATACTAATATAACATATTCTATTGATGGTGGATTGAATTATTTTACAAATAATACGTTTACGGGTCTTGATATTGGTGATTATGATATTTATGTTAAAAATTCGATTGATTGTATTGTAACTGGTACAACATCAATAAGTGGAGTGTGTGATATAACCATTACCGATATTGAAGTTATTAATTGTACACCGAATGGATATGAAAGTAGACTTGATAGTGGTTTGATTTACGAAAATAATACATTATCAGTATTTTTAAATTATGATTTTACAATTGATAATAATTTTAATAAATATGTAAGAGACAAGATTACAATAACAGAAACAACAACAAATGAGGTTATATTGGAAAAATGGATCGAATTTGATGTTGAGACTGGACAGGATACAATAGAATTGGGTATTGTTTGGGAATATGAAAATGTTCCAACCTATTCCAATTTTAATTTTGAAATAGCATATTTATCAGAACCAGAAATATCTTGTGAGCCATTTACAACGCCATTACCAGCCGAAGTATTTAACCCAATACCAGAACAACCACAATTGCAAGTTGTGGCCGTAAACGCATTAACAGGACCTTGTGGCATAGGTGGTGAAGATGATGTATATATTGGTGCTAGTGTTGAATTGAATGTTGCAACACCAAGTAGAATTGAAGTTGGTGTGGATGTTAAATATTTGGTTGATGGTGATACGAATTGTTCAAATCCTGGTATATTCCAAACTGTATATTTTGCAATTGAAGCTGGTGAAAAAATTGGTGAATTAAACGAATGTGATGGATTGTATGTTGAGAATTTATCACAAGTATGTGATAATGGAACTTGTATATCTTATATAAGTGATAGTAATGTTGATTTAAATGGATTTGGTTGCCCATGATAAATAAAGTTAAATTTACGGTAAATACCAGTTATGATGGTACTGCAATATATGAAATATATAGTGGGAGTACATGTAATGTTGGTGGAACATTAATTACATCAGGTACTACAGAAGTTATTGATGGTGTTTCTGATGTGATTGTTGATAATGTTGATTTGAATGATGACATGTCGGTTAGAGTCATTGATTCGATACAATGCGAAACATGTGAATCATTTAATGTTACATTTGCAAATTGTACACCATTTAGTGGTACTGCAGAATATATTGCAACAATACCAGTTGTAAATCCTGATGTTTATTATGATTATACATCAAACGGATTTGGTACTGGTAGTTTTACAATTGATTATATTGCCGCATCAAATAATCAACCAGCACAATTAGATCTTAATCATACAGATACTCAAAATTCGGAGAGTTCAACAGGCAATCTTGCACCAAGAGGTGGAACCAATTTAGAAATTGCCGTAACAAATACATCACAAATTAAAACTGTAACAAGTTTAGTTATATCTAAAAACGGTGCAGTTGTATATAATTCAGGAAACACTGTAGATCAACCAATTATAATTCAATTTGCAGTTGCAAATCAAGATGTAATTGCAATAACAGCAGTTACTGACGGTGATAACCCATTAGCACCATAAAACATATAAATTATGAATGTTAGAATTAAATTAAACGAACCATTAGGGTCTGATTTGGGACCATTCGATTTAACAGCAAATGTTGGGGTTGTTAGTCCATTACAAATATCACGTAATGATGCGATAAATGGAGTTATCGTTGATATTGATGATAGTGCAACAACCGTTACAGTAACTTCTGTTACAACAAGTAACTGTAGTGGTAGTTCAATTACGTTGAATATAACAGGCATACCAGAAGAACCAATTGTTTAAGTATTTATAAAATATGTCATTTATACAAAAAATAGATCCAACAGTCATTTCGATTAAACTAACCAATGCTGGTAGAGAAAAATTAGCTAATGGTAGTTTTAATGTTTCCAGTTTTGCTATTGGTGATAGTGAAATTAATTATGATTTTTATAAAAGGAATGAAATAAATCCTAATAATTCGAATGTTTTAATACCATTTGAAAACATAAATGATATTAGATATAAAATAAAAAAATCATTTAATGATGAAAATTATATATATGATATTTCACCAATTTCCTCAAAAGATATTGTATATAATGACGTGAATATGGGTTTTTTTGATGGTGATAATATCGAATTAATGAAATTCAATAGAGATAATGACAGGGTAAAAGAATCGGGTATAAAAATAGATATATCAACATTGACAACAAATACAAATATCGTAAATGTTATTCAAGATGATGATTATGTTGCAGGAACTGGTGTTGAAGTTGGTGATTATATATTAATAGGATGGACTAATCCATATACCGATTCATTTAATACAGATCAATTAAATTCAGAAGTTTATACACCATATATTTTTTATAAGATTACTGCAATATCTGGAACAATTGGAGGAAATAATTTATCGTTGACACTAGATAGAAATGTACCAAATTTTGGTAGTGGTATAACATCGGATACATATTATGCATATTGTTTTATTTATCCTAAATATGATTCGATAAAAGATTATTATGGTACAGAATTTTTAAGTGATTATTGGAATTTTACCGATACTAATTATATTGAAAATTGTTATAATCCGAACAATAAAGTTTATGTATGGAATTATACATTATTTTATCCTGAAAAATATATTGGTGTAAAGGATACTGATAAAATACCAAATGATCTATATTCATATAAATATAAAAGTTTTTTGAATTATATATCAGCAACAAGTAAACAAGATGTGTATGGTATTATACATTATACAAATTCATTACCAGATAATAATGTGGGTGAGGGTTTTTATGAAAATACTGCAGAATTATGGATACCAACATTGATGTGGCATAAGGGTAATACGAATAAATTGGGTGCTAAATTCGTATGTGAAGAAAATTATAATAATCTTACAGATATTGGTTTAAAATATTATAATTTGGTTGATGAAAATAATAATTATGTTGGTAAATGTTTTAGTGATTTAAAAATATTTTTAATTGAAGACCAAGAATTGGTACAAGTACTTGCATTTAAATCAAATAGAAATTGGACATTACCACAACCAGTTGTTGGTATTTCTAGTTTAGAATGTTGATAGTATTTATATTAAAAAAATGGCACAACCTTCAACAGTTTTTGTTACATATTTATTAGAGAATAATACAGCTTTATCGGAAAATGTAGGATTTGGATATAAAACACCAATTCATTGTAATTATATTCAAAGAATTGAAACAGAGGATGATTATACAAATAAAACAATAATCGTTAGTTTTCCAGATACTGAAATTTTTAGATTTATGAGGGGTCCATCTGAAATTACATCATCTAATGATGGGTATGGTTGGTCTGCTGATAAGTTTTATTTATTGATACAGATAGTTTCAGGTATCGGTGATGATGTTAGACCCTTACCAAATATGTGGAAAAAATTTGATAAAACATCATCAATAAATAATTATAGTACATGGATTAATACAGCAATACCACCGAGTGATTTAAAAATATCAAAATTTTTTGTAACTGGGGATGAATATGATAATAATAATATTTTCTATGATTTGAGTTATTTAAATTATCCGATTTCAACAGATGACAGTAATTTACAATTTGGTGAAGAGGTTTTTTTCTTTGGTAATGTTAAAGCAAAAATTGAAGCAACAATACATTCAATGACAATAAATACAGTATTACCATTGAATGAATTCAATACATCACAAAATCCAACATGGACAGAGGGTGATACTGTTTATGTTACAGAAGTTGGAATATATGATGAGGATGGGACATTATTGGGTATTGGTAAATTAAATGTTCCAATAGATAAAAATAGTGATAAATATAGAACAATTGAATTTAAGTTAGATTTTTAATAATGGGATTTATATTAAAAGAGGATAATAGTGAAAGTACGTATGTTTACTGTAAATTAACAGAACAGGGTAGAATCAAAATTGCACAAGGTAATTTTAGACCCGCATTTTTTTCTGTTGGTGATAGTGAATACCTATATGGTTTTTATAATGACGGTGAGGGTGCTGTTGATCCATTATCTGAAGATTCTTTAATATTAAAACCAATAGATGGATATAGGAAAATCAAAAATCCTATACTAAATACAACCGATGGTGAATCTAGAAATGTGTTTAATCAATTAACAACTAACTTAATAACATATGAAAATGAAGTAGATGATACTGGATTTTTTTCAGGTACAACTTATAACCATATATTAAATAATAATAGTGACTATGTTGTACAGGGTGATATTAGAATTGATATATCTCAGTTAGATTCAAATAATAATAGGGAACTTGATATTGTTAAAAACACAACATACGGTTCAAATACAAATGAACCGAGTATTGGTGATTATTTATTGGTTAATTGGTCAAATCCATATATAACATCAAATAATAATTTCAATGATGGTGTTATAAACGGTAATGCATTAATGGTATTTTTATGGTATAAAATTACAGAAATCAATGGACAATTATCCGATAATACATTAACAGTTACAGTAGATAGAGATTTACCTAATTTCGGTACAGGTGTTACAACACAATATTCATATGGGGCGATATTTCCCAAATTTAATTCAATGGAGAATTTCTATAATAGTCAGTATAAATCTGATTATTGGGAAGATGGTATTTTGAATTTTGATAAAAATTGTAATACCCCACCACTTGAATCAAATATATGGAATTTAAATATTTTATATACTCAAGATATTGCAGGTATTAAAGAAAATAACAAACAATTAAAAAATCAAAATTCGTCCAAATATGCTGGTTTTTTAAACTATATAACAACACCCGAATTTAATCATAAAAATATTGGTATTATTCATTATACAAATTATAATCCGTCAAATAAGTATGGTGAAAAATTTGTGGATGATATTTTTATTAATCTACCAACAATATTATGGCATAAAAATCAGGATGATAAAATTGGTGTACAATTTAAATCAGATAATGTGTTAAAAACATATACCGAAAATAATTTCACATTAAACTATTATTATTTAGTAGATAATTGGGATAATGTTGTTGGGTATATTTTCAATGATTTGAAAATAATAACAATTACAGATCAAGAATTATTATATGCAATGAGTTATAAATCAAATAGAAATTGGACATTGGTTGAGCATGACGCACAATTTTCGGATTTTGGTTGTCCTGTGGATATTGGTGATATTGGAACATATTTTTACGGTACATATGAGGTACTTGGTGGAAATGTAACAATACCAACAGAGAATGATATTGATATTTCGACAGGTGTTGCAGTGAATAATGTTAATTTAAATGATTTTGCAATAACAATACCTTTTAATTCTGGTGTAAATGATTTTATTTGGTTTGCAATACCATCCGCATTTCCGTTAAGAACTGAATGGTTTGTTACAATATTAAATAAGGGTATAATTGGTGGTGATAAAATAATAAGTGGAAATTTATTTCCTGATCCTGTTACAGTCACATATAATAATATTGAATATAGATTATATATAAGTAACTATAGAACTAATGCTGAATTTATTGATGTTTTAACATAATATGGCGATATTTGAATTTAATGATAGTTTATTAATTTTAGCTGGGAAACCAGTTGATGATAAATTTGGTCCTTATGTATCTATAGCTGCAGCAAATACAGCAATACCACAAGCAAGAAGATATGCTGGATTGATATTTGGTGTTTATACAAATCCATCCGATATTCCAAATTCCGATATAGAATATTATTATTATTACGGTGATTTCTCAGATTCAGAAGTAAAAAAACTTGTCGAATTAACACTACAGGAAATTACAGACAATAATAATACAACTACTACAACAATTGTACATGCAGATGCTGTAAACAATAATGAATCGACCACACTGGGTCAGGTTATTACACTAATAAATAATGCAACTGGTGGTGTTAGTGGTGATTTTGTACCATATACTGGTGCCACAAAAACAGTTGAATTAGGTGATCAGGGTATTGAATCTGATTATATTGATATAGATTTAACACCCACATCAACAATACAAAAGGGTAGATTAGTATGGAGTGAATCTGATGGTAGTATTAAACTAGGTTTAAATACAAATATTAATACAAATCTTGGTTTGGATAATTATGTACTCGTTAAAAATCAAACGGGTAGTACAATATCTAAAGGTAGAGTCGTAAAATATATTGGTAGTTCAACTACGGATGAAAAATTATTAGTATCATTGTCTGCGGGTACTGATGATGGTAAAAATATTTTAGGGATTGTTGGTGAAAATATTTCAAATACTCAAAAGGGTTTTGTTATAACAAATGGTTATATTAGTGGTATTAATACAACTGGTTCTTTATATGGTGAAACTTGGATAAATGGTGATTATTTATATGTGAGTAGTTCAGTTTCTGGTGGTCTTACAAAATTTAAACCAAATGGACCTAATATTAAAATACCAATTGCCATTGTTATAAAGGTCGGTTCATCTGACGGTATTTTATATGTTAAACCAGTAATATCACAAAATTTAGAAGATATAAATAACACATTTATATCAACAATAACTCTAGCAAATAAAGATTTACTTGTTTATAATTCTTTTACTGGTAATTGGGAAAATGAATCACTTGAAGATTTATTAAATGGTGATGATACACAATTTGTTAAAGGTGATGGTAGTTTAGATTCTACAGCATATCAAACAGAGATTACTGGTGCCGCAACAACTATCACGGATGATGATTTAAATACCAACTTAGTTGTTGTTAGTGATGGTAGTGGGAAGATTGCAACGACAGGTATAACAACAACTGAATTAATTGCATTATCTGGTGTAACTGGGAATATACAAGATCAATTGGATGAGGCATTAATTAAACCAGTTATTGGTGATATTATTAAAAAAGAAGATTTTGTATTTGTTAGTGGTGATACTTTTACTTTATCTGAAACTGCCGATTCGATTAATACAATATTTGTCAATGGACAATTTATTCCTGATGATTACTATAGTTTAAGTGGTGATACTATAACATTTACTGGTGATATTATATTTGAAACAGATCCAGAACCAGACCAAATACATGTTTATTATATTAAAGAAATGACATAATAGTATTTATATAAAAATTATATAAATGGCTATTTTGTTAGAAAAGGATAAACTTAAAAGAGGTCAAATTGTTCAATACCAACCTGAACAGATACCTGCAAATTCATTCAGTAAACTATTATTCGATAAAGAAGAGGGGTATATTGTTGGTACCGCAACTCAACCATTATCGGCAAATACCATTACACTGGATTTAACAAATGCATTTATTGGTTCAGAATCCGAAATTTTTCATCAGGGGTCGATATTACCCACATATTCACCATTTAGTGGTTCAATTGGAATTGTTTCAGAATTTGGTAAATATACTGTTAATGAATTAAATATTATCACAATAAAATATATCGGTAATGATAGTATAAAAATTACATATAATAGAAATATAACACAAGAAGATGTAACTGGTGATAAAAACTATGTTCATCTACAGGGTCCTCCATCAAATACTTGGTCATTTACACATAATTTAGATAAAAAACCATCTGTAACCATAATCGATAGTTCTGGAAATATGGTTGTTGGTTCGTTAACATACGTAGATTTAAATAATATTACCCTACAATTTGCTTCACCCATCAGTGGTGAGGCTATTTGCAATTAATTAGATGGCTTTAAATAAACATATATTTTCGGTTAATGTCGATTTTTCTCAACGAGAACTATTAAATGCTGTATTACAGAATTTATTTCAAGCACCTTTAGTTCCAATAGAGGGACAAGTATATTATGATAGTTTTTATAATGTACCATATTATTGGAATGATAATGAATGGATACCTTGGGAAAGACCAATACATAAAAAATATACTTCAGAGGCCGAAATGATAGCTGATCAACAATATCAGCTTAAACAATTTATTTATTATGATGGATCGGTTTATTGGGAATATTTGGGTACAACAAACGGAGATATAACCGATTATAATATATTTAGTTCTCCACAATATGTACATCCAACATATACACCATATAACCTAACATTAACAGGTGCAACTGTAATTCAGGATATCGAGACTGATTCTATTGGTAGTGTTGTAAATTTAACAGTAAGAGAATTAAATTTATCCGATTTAGGATATTCTGGGTCAACAAATGCTGATTTTTATAGTAATTGGGTTTTAAATATTAATGACACTGAATTTTATGTTGTTGAATCTGAAAATATATTAAATATTAATGCTGGTGATAATGTAACTTTAGATACATCTGGAAATACATTAACAATATCATCACAAGATACGATATATATACATCCAAGCTATACAGATTTTGATATTACATTTACGGGATCAACTGTGATATCAAGAATTGTAACAGATAATATTGGTAGTGTTGTTAATATTGAAACAAGAACATTAACACCTGAAGATATTGGTGCAGAACCAGCTTTTTTGAAGGGTGATATAATAATACCACCAAATAGTGGATTATCCGTTACAGGTAATACAACAGAAAGATTAGTTGGTGATGGTGATATTATTTTTGAAAATGACGATAAGGGTTCTGATCAGAATATTTTTAAAGAAATAAGAGATATTAGCGGTACAACTGCAATATCCGCAACAACCAATAATGATTTTATTCAAATTGAGGGTAGAAACGGTACGGAGGTTACTTTTGAATCTGGTAATAAAGTTGTTATTGAATCTTCAGAACAAGATAATATTGTAAGAGTCTTAGAAATACCACAATCAGAAATTGATTTTGATCAACCAATTGCAACACAAATTGTAACTTATATAAATAATTTACAAACACCCTATGAAATTACCGAAACTGATAGTAAATTAAATATTTTAATAAAAAAAACAAATTTTAATGTTGTTTGTGGAGCAACTACATTATTTAGCGGTGGACAATCGTATCCACAGACTGATACAGTATTCATGGGTGAAGATACTGGTGAGGTTACTTTAAATTATAATGCATATACGGTACCTGACAGATTTATTGTTAAATATAATGATTTTATTTTAATCGATACTGGTTATAGAGGTAGTTCAGCATATGATTTTGGTGGTGCAAATAGACAAACATTTATAAACTCATTAAGTGGATTAACAGATCCTGTTTTAGGTACAACATACCCAGATTTGGTTAATTTTACAGATGATGGATATCCTAGAATATTGGGTAGTGGATTAGGAAGTTTATCATATACTAAATATAACACAGATCCACTTATTACCATTGAAGTATATGGTCCTATTAGTGGTACTGCTTGGGAATATAATATAACATGTCCAGATGGGGTTACACCAACACCAGATGAGTGTGATATTATATTTGAACTAATTAATAATGGAAAGGGATTATACGGATTAAATGAAAATACAATAACGGAATCTGATTTATTATTAATATCAGATCGTTGTAATGTTTGTTGTGATGCATTTGTACAGGATAACTTTGTTAGAGTGTTAAACATACCATGCGATTCGATTAATTTTTCGTTTCCAGTTAAACCACAAATTGCTTCATATATAAATCAATTAGATCCACCACTAATAATAAATGATACCGATAGTAAATATAATGTTGTAATTGAATGTGATGAACCTGGTGTACCAGAAAGTTGTGATAACGGTGTTGATATATTATTTGTGTTGGATTATACAGATAGTATGGGTAATGTTATTGAAGAGATTAAAAATGATTTATTATCACCGAGTGGATTTACTAATTCGATAATAAATAATAGTGGTGGTGATTATAGGATTGGATGCGTATTGGTGGATGAATATACTAAAACAATTGATGACGACAATCCAAATTATAGTGGTTCTACTTTTTATCAGGAGTTACTAAATGACGGTAAAGTGTATATTAATATTGGTGAAAATAATCGTAAACAATTTATAACAAATATTGTTGATTTTTCCGATCAGAATGTAAATGAATTTATTACAAATATAAATAAAATATATATAACAGATGATCAAGATCCTGATTATTTTCCATTGGGTGGTGGTGCGAGTGCACCTGAACCATATGATTTGGCAATAGATATATGCGTTAATGGTATTCCTTTTACTGGCACCACAAGAACCGATTTTATAACGCCATTTAGAGAAAATGTAAGTAAACAAATTATAGTAATAACAGATAATCCACCATCAAGTAACCAAGATTTATATAATCAAATTACAATTAATTTTATAAATACATCTTTAAGAGATACGATATCGAATAATAACATTAAATTAAGTATTTTAGCCGAAAGAAATATATTACCAACAACACCTGTTAATAATAATTATGGTGTATATTTAGATGGTTTTGTATTTGATGGTTTAAATAGGAAATTTTTATTAAATAATCCATTATTTAGTAATGTTGTTATTTTAACAATAAATGATGATATATTATCACCAACCAATTATATTATCGAATATGATAATAACACAATAACAATTAAAGATACAGTATCTTTAAATATTAATGATAATATCAAAATAAAATATTATGCAAATATATTATTAAATATTGTAGAAGAAAGTACTGGAATATTTTCTAGAGATTATTCACCAAATGGTATTAAAAATTTAATTGATGATAGTTGTCAAGGTGAGACAACCGAAGTTATATATGAAATAACAGGATATGGTTTTGGTGATACAGAAATTGATTCATGTCTCGCATACGATGCAAATTCAAAATTATATACTTTTTGTGAAACGATACAAGTTGGTTGTAATCTTTATTATGATGATTTTGGTAATTTACCTGTAATTGGTATAAATTATGTATCAATAGATAATACCGTATATGGGTTAGATCCAAATGGTAAAATAATTAGCGTCAGTTCTTTAAATTGTAATGATATAATCGAAACGACATTATTTATTTATAGTGGATATGGAAATACATCTAACGAAGCTTGTGATGATGCCAATACGAATAATAGAACATTATATTCTGATTGTTCATTAATTACGACTGGTTGTACTATATATATTGATACATATGGGTTAAATCCTTTAACTGGTTTTACTAACGTATTTATCGATGATCAAGTTTGGGATATTAATTCAACGACAGGTGTACTCGAATCTGTATCTTCAACACAATGTAGTACACAACAAATAATTACGTTTAATAATACTGGTTATGGTAATACAGTTAGTGAGGCTTGTGATGATTCTAATTTGAATAATAGAACATTATATTCTGATTGTCCAGTTATTGTAAGTGGGTGTACAGTTTATATTGATGATTTAGGAAATACACCATTAACAGGTTTTACGAATGTATTTATCGATGATCAAGTTTGGGATATTAATTCAACAACTGGTGTTATTGATTCATTATCATCCATACAATGTCCAACACCTGTTTATTATAGCTTCACTAATTCAGGTAGAGGCAATAGTGTTAATGATGCATGTAATGATGCAACATTCAATAATAGAACATTTTATTCAGATTGTCAGACATTAAGTGCTGGTTGCTTTATATATACAGACTCTAATGGTAGTAATCTGTTAACTGGTTATATTTATGTTGTCCTTAACGGTACTGTATGGAATATTAGTAATTCAACTGGTGAATTAATATCAATATCAACTATTCAATGTCAATCATCGAGTGTTCAACAATTTGATAATTGTGGTTATGGTAATACATCGATTGAAGCATGTAACGATGCAACATCATTTAGTAGAACATTATATTCTGATTGTATTATTATAGATGTTGGATGTACCGTATTTACGGATATTAACGGTAGTATACCGTTAACTGGTTTTGATTTTGTATTTATCGATAGTATTGTTTGGAATATTAATTCAACCAATGGTGAGATAACATCACAATCACCAACACAATGTTAATATTATGAAAAAGATTATACATGAAATAATAGATTTAGGAAAAGGTATATACGGTGCTGGTTATAGTCAAATCACTAATGACAATCTTTTAAAGATATATGATGATAATGTAACCAACAATGGCGGTGGTACAATAATTGATGATTCTATTGACGGTCATGTTATTATTGATTCTGCAAATAATCAAATGTTTCAACAACCCAAGTTAAAGTTTGACAGAATGGTTGTAACAAATGATAATGTGAATCAACGAACAATTGTTTCAAGACCAGCACCAATAACAATTTCAACATCAGCACCCACAAATCCATTAGTTGGTGATAAATGGGTAAATAATACAACGTGGAAAAAATATATATATTATGATAATTTTTGGGTTGAAGAAACTACAAATCTTATTTGAATAATTGTATTTATATATATAAATTCATAATATGAGTATTTTTACATTTCCACAGTCACCTACTGTGGGTGAAATTCATACACAAAATAATATATCTTGGATATGGACTGGTAGTACTTGGGATCATTATACTGAATACCCAACAAAACCAATACATTTATTATATAACACACTAAATGATTTATATAATGGTCAACAAGACCAGTATGAAAATTTTATATATTATGTTGCGGAAAATGACACATATTATGAATATTTAGGTACTACAAATGGTGATTTAAGTGATTATAATCCAATTAATGAATATATACATCCAGCTTATACTCCAATAAATGAAACACTTTCTGGAGCAACTGTATTAGCAAATTTTACTACTGACTCAATTGGTTCAGTAACAGGATTTACGACTAGAACACTTACTGCTTTAGATTTAGGTGTTAATGTATCATTATATGTTCCATATACGGGTGCGACTAATAATGTTGATTTAGGTATATATGGTTTAACAACTGAATATATTAAATTTAATACGAATCCAACATTGGGTGATGTTGATCCAGGTGAATTAATTTGGAGTTCAGATGATGAAACATTATTTTTAGGATTAGATACCAATGTTACACATAAGATAGGACAGGAAACATTTTTTTATGTCAAAAACCAAACAGGTAGTACAATACCAAAGGGTACTGTTGTTAGAGCTGATGGTACATTAGGTAGTAGTGGTAGAATATTAATAGCACCATTTATTGCAGATGGATCATTTCCATCAAAATTTTTAATTGGAGTTACAGCGGAATCAATTCCGAACGGTTCAGATGGATTTGTAACTTCATTTGGTAAAATAAGAAAAATCGATACATCACTATATCCAGAGGGTACAATTTTATATGCATCACCATTAACTTCAGGTGGTTTTACCGATATTGTACCAGTTGCACCAAATAATATTATTACAGTTGCAATTGTTATTACATCTGATAATATTAATGGTGAGATCTTTGTAAGACCAACATTTGGTTCAAATATAAATGATGATGAGGGTGTTAGTATTGTAACACCAATGTCTAACCATTTGTTGGTATATGATACGAATACGGAATTATGGGTTAATAGATCATTAACTGATATTAATGGTGTTTTAAATACAACAACTTTAACTTTTATAACAAATAATGGTATAACTGGTGGTGCGACACAAACACTTGAAAATAATAGAACATGGACATTTGGTTTAACAGGACAAGCATTAGCACTACATAATTTAGGAACAAATGGTTTTATTGTTAGAACT